AACGACTTCTCGCCGTCGCTGAATGTGCCGTACGCGTTGCGGTCTGCGTGGCTGTCGCGCCCCTCTCTGTAGGCCGTTGCGGTCTGCGTGGCTGTCGCGCGATCCTCGTCACTGGCGAACGGGATCCGACACGCGTCGATATTAATCGCGCCCGTCCCGAACGCGACGACATTCGCCGCGACGGTCCCGCGCAGCGGTTTCCGCGCGACGATGATCGGCTCGAAGGCGGGCTTCAGTGCGGTGCCCCATCCTTCCCACGCTTGCGCCTCAGCCGTGTGGGCCGTGGTGATGGCGACGTCGCGCCGCTCCCCGTTGTACTCTGGCGCGTGCGTCGGGCCGTTGAACCCAAGGCGGCCCTTCGAACTGTCCGCCATCTCGACCACGGCGACGACTTCGCGCGCGCGGAAGTTGTCCGACTCAACGACCCGATTATCGATCAGCGCTTCGACCCAATCGGGGACGGGCGCGCCGTTGAGTAGCGGGCGGATCTGCTCGAAGAGTTCGCGCGTCGCGATCGCGGGCTGTGTCGGGTGCGTCGTGTAGTGGTTGCCCATCGCGGTGTTCGTCGCGCGGTCGATCTCCGCCGCGGTGACGCCCGTCGATCGCACCCACGCCGTAAACGCGAACGCGCGCTGCAATCGCTTCTCGGCCGCGTCCAATTTGTCGATCGCCTTTGACACGTCCAGCGACTTGGGAAATCCCGAGGCATAGAGCCATTGCAAACAGTCGCGGATCTCGAAGCCCGCATCTTCGATCGCGCACGTCAAGCGGTGATAGGTGCGCGACCCGCCGAACGCCAGTAGATACGCGCCGGGCTTCGCGACGCGGTACGCTTCGAGCCAGAACTCGACCGACGGCACGCCGTGGTCCCATTCCTTGCCCATGAAACTGAGCCCGTACGGCGGATCGCTCACGATGCTGTCGACGCTGTCCGCGTCCATGGCGCGCATAGCGTCGCGGCAGTCGGCGTGGATGATCTCCCAGCGGGCGCCGCTCACGAGTGGGCCTCGTCGTCGACGACACGCCACCAATGCCAGCCCGCGGGGAGTTTGCCGCGGCGATCGTCGCCGGTGAACGCACGCCAATCGCGCGCGACGTGCTTCGTCTTCTTGAGCAGATCGACCAGCGCTCGGGATGTCGTGCGGCGATCGCGTCCGATCTCCTCGGCAATTGCCCCGATCGTCTTCGCGTCGGCGCGCGTCGCGGGCAGCGCGGCGAACGCAAGATCCGTTAGGCTGGTCGTCGACAAGTGTCCGCGATCGACGCGCAGCGTAAACGGCTTGCGGCCGCCGCGCGTCTTCTCGATCTTCGCGGCCACCGCGTCACGTTCGGCGAGTTCGTTCGCGGCCTCTTGTAGCAGTCGGATGTAGTGGCCTGAGTAGCCCCCGCCGTCAATGACGACCGCCTCTTTTCGCTTTGGCGACGGCATCAGGCGGCCTTGGCATAGGTGACGTATTCGCGCCCCTCAAGCACGTGCAGCCGTAGCGGGAAGATCCCGACCGTTTCCTCTTCGCGGCGCTTGGCCTCGAGCTCCATAGGGTGTTGCTTCCATCCCTTGTTCAGCGCCAGATAATGCCAGCTGTACGTCGCGCCGTAGTCAGCGAACCCCATCCGGTGCCGCTGCCAGCCGTGGCCCCCAAGTTCGTGCGCCAAGTGGCGCTGTGTGATGTAGTCGCGCGCGACATACACGACCACGCCGCGGAACGTGAGCGCGGGCAGCGTGAAGGCGAAGTTCATCTTCGCCCGTTCTTCTGGCGTCGCGTCGGGCGTGCGCTTTTCCAGCAGGTAGAGCGCCAGCGGGGAGTTGTACACGATCTGGTATCGGTGCCCGGCGACCGCGGGGTTGGGTCGCTTGGCGCCCTTGGTGCGGCGCGGCTTCGCGTGCTTCGTCATCAGTGGGTGCGGAGTAGGTGAGTCGGGATCGAGTCGCACGAACATGGGATCCGCGCGAGAGTGGTCACACCGGGGAACGCGGTCTGCGCGCAAGGGATCCACGCCAGCGTATCGACGCCAAGGGCGCGCGGATACCATGTGACCATGCAGCAGCCCGTCGGCGTCACCGGTGCAGGTGCCGTCGGCGTGTCGGTGCACGACAGGACAACAATGAGCAGCGCCACCAACACAGGCGGAAAGAAATCAGCGTCGCATTTCATTTCGTATGCGCCCTCACGAAGCGTCGAGCCGCGTCGAGCCCGCCGGTACACGCCGGGCGATCTATCTTGAGCGGGTGCGGCTTCCACCGCCCCGTATGCGGCCAGAAGTCGACGACCATCCCCGACGGGAAGGTCAGTCGATAGTGCCCCTTATGATTCGTCTCGTCAAGCAAGCGCACCTCGATCTCGCCCAGCTTGTGGAGTTCGTCCAGCTGCCACATGTCGCGCAGATAGAGACGGCGGCGTTCGGCGGTCATCGCCATTAGCTGCCCTCTGCTGGGAAGTGCACGTGTCGCACGCCGTCGAGCAGCGCATCTTCACCGCCGCGCTTGTGTCCTCTCGGGCCGCCCCATTGCTTGAAAAAGAATGCGACTCCACTTGTCGCGCACGCATCACGAATAGCGCGCGCCCACTCTGGTTTCATCATTCTGTGATTCGGGCCACTCTCACCGCCAACGATCACCCACGCGATGCCGTTCAGCGCATCGCGCAAGTCAACGGCGCCAATCAGCGGTTCGCAGGATAGAAAGCGCTGCGCGGCTGGCACGGCCGAAAGTTGCCGCGCACGGAACACCTGATCTTGCGACTCTACGCTCGTCCCGAGCCACACGTTTGGGTAACCGTCGCCCCAGTCGGCGGGAAGATGCCGCGCAATGCGGCCCGTGCGCTTGGTCAAGATCTGATACGTGAGATGCGGTGTGCGTCGGATAATGTCCCACGCTTCGTCACGCCACGGATCAGCGTCGACGTGGAACCAGTCGCTCCACGAACACGTGAACACGCGCGCGGGTTCAGCGCCCCACTTTAGCGGCGCGTTGAACGTCGTCTTGGACCGCACGACCTGCTCGGGATCCTGCCCATAGCGTCGCTTTTCGGTGAACATGTAGCAGTTGTCGCACCCGGCCGAGACATGCGTGCAGCCGTGCCACGGGTTCCATGTGCGGTCCGTCCATTCGATACCGGTCTTCGTGGCCATTAGTTTTTGTCCTCAGCAATCGGCGGCATCGGCTGATACTCACCGCACCATTCTTCGGTGCTCACCTTGGGCCGCTTGGTGATTCCGTTCCCCGGCGGGTATCGGTAGCAAGTTCCGTCTTCGCGGCTTTGATTCCACCGCGCGAAGAACTTGCACGACTCACATGATTCGCCGTTCATGTCGATGCCCCCGACGTCAAGAGTCGCCGCACGCCGAGCGCAAGCTGTCCCTGCGCGTCGCTCACGACTTCGATCATGCGTTCGCCACCGTCGCCAACGACCGCATGCGCGAACAGGGCCTCGGTGATCGTTTGCATGCCGATCGTTGCCGCGGAGAGGGCAGCGTCGACCCATAGTACAAGGTTGCGAAACGCGACGCGTTCGGCCTGTTCCATCTTGGCTTTGTTGTACCCGACGGGGGCGCGGCGTTCCGTGCCCCATTTCTTCGGCATGCCGTACAGCCGATCATACACGCGCGAGACTTCGACCGGGATCTTCACCGGCACTAACGTCGCGCCCCCGTCGGCGGTGTCGGGCACCACGAACGAGACCGCGATCCGCCAGTGGGTGTAATCGCGCGCGACGCTGAACCCTGTCGCGCCGTAGCGGCGTAGGATTTTCTCAAGTTCCATCGCGCTCTTCGACGCGGCGACGGTCGTCTTCGCCGCCATGACGAACGGCGCCGGGGCCTTCTTGGCGCGCGTCATCACTTGAGATCCCTCAGCTGCGCGAACCAAAGATTCCGCGCGCGGCGTCGGGCACGCTTCGCCTCAGCACGCGCAATCAGTGTCGCGACGAACTTCTCGGAGCGATCGGCGCGCGCCTTCGAAAAGCGCTGTGCGTTCGGATTGCGCCGCGCGAACTGCCGGGGCCGCACCTGTTCCTTCTCCCCGCTGCGCTTGCGTGCGCGCTTAGGCTTGGGCGCTGGCACGTCGGGCGGCGGCGCCTCTTCGTGCGGCGCGGCCATGGCGCTGGCGGCCAGCACCGCGCTGATCATGCCGATCTTGCTCATTGAGCGCATTAGCGTCGATCTCTGTCAAAGGTGCGGGCGACGCCGCCTGAACCAATCCAAGCGCCGAGAAGGATTCCTAGCAGCGTCCCGACAATGGAGACCAGCATGCCAGCCGATTCGTTACACGTAGGTTCGATCACTTGGCATACCCCTCTGTACGGTGAAGCCAACGACCGAACGACTGCGGACTCGTTGCGTTCATGAGTTCGCTGATCTTGGCCTGTGATAGCGACGCACGTTCGCGCAGTTGTTGCACGATCGCAAGCCGGTAGTTATCGAGCCACCACCGCGACCCGTGGCCGGTGCCGCGCACCAGTGCGCTGGCAAGCGTCGCTGGGGCTAGACCGAGATCGCGTCGAATGCCCGCGCAGGTTGTGATTTTGTGGCCACGTTCCGCAATCAGGCGAACCACTTCGGCGACAATGGTCTTGCCGTCGGCACGGTACGTTTCGGACATCGCGAGGTACTGCGCGCGGATCCGCGCGGTTGCTTGGTCGACTAGGTACGCATTGTGCGACAGCGTCGCTAGCGAGCCGTCTCTTGTGCGCTGCGCTTTCACTTCGGGTAACCCTCCGACCGCCGAAACGCGATCGCGCGTCCGACAAGTTCGAGTGTGGTGTCGTCGGTGTAGCGGTCCCACGGGATGCGGAGCACGATCCACCCGACGAGTTGCGTTTCGATATCGCGTTCGCGGTCGCTGAGTAGCTTCGCGATCGCGCCGTGCGTTTTCTTGCCGAAGAGCCCGCCGTCCAGTTCCAAGATCACGCGATACGCGGGCCACGCGAAGTCAGCGCGGAACTTGCGCGACGGGTGGAACTCGAACTCCCACACCGGGCGCGGGAGCCCGTGCTCTTCGCAGCGCCGCGCGAAGAACAGGTGATTCGTTGCCTTGTGTGCGGTCGCCTTGCGCTTGCGCGTCGCGTCTTCCATCAGCTTGAGTTGGACCTCGCGCGATGGGGCGGCGAGATCTGAGGGGTGTAGTCGCTTGGCTGGCATCACGCCCTCTCGGTGCGCGACTTCCGCCACGCCTTGCGTTGGTGGAATGTCATCGACGCTAGCAGTCGCCGCGTCTGTCGATTCGCGCACTGAGCGCACTTGCCGCAGTAGCAAGTGCCAGAGCTAAACGTCGGCATCTGCCCCCTCCGTGGTGAGGCGGACTTTGACGGCGCGGCAAGTGTCGCCGTACATAATGTCCACGTGTCTCTGCTGATCTTCCAAAACCCAGCCGTCGCCGGTGCTCGGGAACACTGTGTGCACCAGCGTCCCATCCGGTCGCATCACCCCCCACCCGCGCAACTCGGCGTGGGGGTGCGCGGGGGCCTCAACAGCCGCAATAGCGTGCATCACTTCCTCGTGACTGTCGTGGTCGCAGTCGTGGTCGAGCATCAGGTGCCGAGCGGCGCGGACGAGTCGCGTCACCGCATCTGAACGCGGCCACGTCTTCGCCTCCATCCGTGCGGCCTCGGCGTCGAGCGCGACGGCGGCGCGGAGGTGTCGCTCTCCTGTTGATGGGTGAAACATTCCAGATTCAACATCTTCACGGATAACAGCGGCGTCCTCCCGCAACTGCCCAGCGGTCGCGGGCGTGGTCAGGGTCGCATGGGTCGCCACGGGAGCGCGGCGGTTCCACGCGGCGGCGGCTTCTGCTTCTGTCAGCGCGGACGGGCCAGTAACTCCGCAGAGGCATTCGGCGAAGAACTCCGGATCGTCGTCTGATCCGTGATTGCTGACAACGGCGCTCAGCTTGCCGCCGCACCACGAATTCGGGCACGGCAGGAGCACGGGCGTCTGCGGCGTCGGGTCGGTCGGGAGCTGGTCGGTCATGATGCCCCCTCAATGATCCGCACCGTGCGCCCAAGATCCGTCAGCGCGTAGGCGTTTTGCTTCGTGTGCGTCGCGTGATACTCCCGCTTCACGCCGACGCATTCCGCGATGTACTTCTCGTCGGCGAGTTCGCTGAACCGCTTGCCGATTTGCGAATGGTGTCGGTGCAGCGCGTCGGCAACTTCGCCCGCGGTCCAGTCGGTGCGCGCGCCCGCTTGCATCACGAGAAGGATCTGGCCCTTGAGCCCGCGACCAGCGCTGCGGATCTCTTCGGCCGCGTCGTGCGATGTCTCAGGATCACTTGCGCGCGCCAGTGGTCCCGCGAACGGGGGCAACGTGCTGCCCCCGTGCGCGCCGTCTGGCGCCGTCCCACTCACGGGCGCCATTAGTGCGCGACCTCTTCGTCCGCTTCATCGACAACGACCGCCGTCCCTTCACCGTCCCACATGTCGGCGTCTTCGGCGTCGTGCTTGGCGTCGACCGCATCGGTCGGGTCGTCGTCCTCGAGGTCCAGCTGCGACCCGTCGTTGGTGCCCATGGTCGGGGTTTCCTTCCCCTTCCGCGTCGCGCTGCTCTTCTTGCCCGCGCGCGCCACCAACGCCGACACGTCTTCGATCGGGAGTGACAGCTGGTCGCTCAACTGGTCGACCAAGTTCTGCGCTGCGGATCGCCGCGCGCCGAGATCCGTCGTCAGCGTCGCGCCGTGCGCCGACTTGTTGCGCGTGATCGCAAGGGACACCCATTGGATCAGCGCGACGCGCATCGCGCGGGCCGCCATGGGCGCCTCGAACTCAAGCGTATGCGTGTCGGCGTCGCTGGCGGCGAACTTGTCGAGCACGCTCTGCAGGTACGTGTTACACGCCAGCTGGTCCTTGGCGTCGGTCTCGCTGATCTCCAAGCGACGCGACAGCGCGGCTTGGTTCTGACACAGCGTCTTGTGATGCCCGACCGCGGCAAGGGCGATCTCGACCTGCAGCTTCGAAATGTTGAGAAACACGGTACTACTCCTAGAGTGAGGGGGCGGCGATGACGGTACCGTCTTCGATCACGAACCCAACGCGCCCCGTCGTGTCGACGCGTTCGATCCACACCTGATAACCCGCGTCGTGCGCGGCGTGCGACAACTGCACTAACGACCGATCGTCCAACAACGACCCATGCCGAACGAGCACGATCTTGAGCTTGGGATTCATGGCGCACGCAATCGCGAAGCTGGCGAGGATCTGTTGCGCCGTGCTGGCCTGTGAGAACGGCACGGCGTCGAGCGATACGTCACCATCACCGAACGACAGCCCGGGCACGGGGAAGACCGCGCGCTCCAGCGCTTCGACCTTCATCTTCCGCGCCGTGTCGATCCGGTCGGTGAGCCGTTCGTACATCGCGGCGTACTTGTCAGCCTCGGCGTGCGCGGCGTTGAACTTTTCGAGCGCGCCGTGCGCTTGCCGTGCGGCCGCGTTCGCTTCGCGCGCCACAGTCAGCCGTGTTTCGGCGTCGACGAGCGCGGCCTTCACCGCGTCGACTTCGGTCACGTCAACGGCGACGCTGGCCTCGGCGGCCTTCGCCGTCGCTTGCGCGATGTGCTGGTCGCGGCGCTTCTCAATTTCCGCGATCTGCGCGCGCAGCAACGCGATGTGTTGTTCACACGCGGCCGCCTGATTCTGTTCGTTGGCGACTTCCAAACGAAGCGCCGTGACGTTGGACTGACGATCCGCCAGCACGTCGCGCCGCGACTTGAGCGCGGCCACTTCGCCGAGGATCGGCTGTTCGTCGACGTAGGGCGCGCCTTGCACCGGCTCACCCAACGCGGCCACCTTCGCGCGCGCTTCGTCCGCCATGCGCCCGACCGCGGTTCGTTCCGCGTAGTCGCTGGCGATCGCGCGGTCGATCGCGTCGAGGTCGACGTCCAGCGTGACGATCCCGCGCAGCACTTCGAGGCGTTGCTTGGGCGGCATCGTGACGAACGCCAACGGGTCGAACGTCAGATCCCCGAGCAGGGCGTCTAACATCGCTTGCGCCTTCGGGTACTTCGCGCCGTCGGCGTTGGTTACCGTCAGCGTCGTACCCTTCTCGGTCTGCACCTTGCGGACCTTGAGATCCCCGAGGTCCAATTCGACCTCGGTCTTGTCAGCGCCGTGTCGGATCGGATCGACCGGCGCGCCCTTCGCGCCCGCCAGCGCGAAGAGGATTGCGTCCAGCACCGACGACTTGCCTTCGCCGTTGGCGCCGGTGATCTCCACCAGCGCCCCCGATGCGTCGGGACGGATGGCGACCGCGCTTAGTCGCTTGAAGTTCTCGGCGCGTAGTTCGATGATCTTCACGACTGCCCCCCCTCGTCGTCGGTGTCCGTCGCGCCCGTGATCTCCGCGAAGATGTCGGGATACGCGCGCCGTAGCTTGTTGTACATCTTCACTTCGTCCGCGTTGAGCCGTCCGCCGCTGGCCTTGTGTTCGTAGTACTCCGAGATTTTCGCACGCGCGTTCTCGCGCATCCGGATCTCCACGTCGTCCATGGCCTTGGGCTCTGGTGCGGCGACCGATTCCGCAGCGCCGTCGCGCACCGGTGCCTCTTCGACCAGCGGCCGCGGCGCTTCCATCGGCGGCGGATCGGACACCACGACTGGGGCCGCGGCGGGGGCGGGCTTCGCGATCGCCGCGTCAAGGCGCGCCGTAGCGCTGCGCGTGTCGGTCGCGACCGTCGTCGTCTTGCCGTCGTCGCTCTTCGTGCTGGCCATGATCTCCGCCCACGTCGTCTCGCCGTCGCGTAGGCCCGTGTAGATCGTGCCCATGAAACGGATCTGCGCCGCGTTCATCGCGTCGATCTTCGCCAGCCCCAAGAACTCCGCGATCTGGTCGGGCATCACGCCCAGCGCGTAGAACGCATCGACCAAGCGCTTGCGCTTCGCCGCGGGGTCGCTTCGCTCTTCGGCCGCCAGCGTCGCGGCGATCTGTTCCAGCGCCTCTTCGGTGATATCCGACGGGATGTGCTGTAAGATCAGCTGGCGACGCGCCTTCGAGATCGCCGCGGCTTGCTTGTTCAGCAGCGCGTCCTCGGTCGCGCGAATGATGTACGTCGGGCGCCCTTGTGAGTTCGTGCGCTTGCCGAGCACTTCGTCGCCGTCCTTCGTCGACGACCGTTCGACCGACTTCTCGATCGTCACGGGGAACCGGTACGTATTGTTTGCCTCAACGTCGGTCGCGACGACATCGAACACGCGCCGGTAGTCGTCTTCGTACACGATCACCGCGGCGATGTCGAGGTTGCCATAGCTGCGCGCGCACTCTTCGGCGAAGCGGATCGAAAAGCCTTCGACCTTCTGCTTGCCCACCGGCTTGCTGTAGCGCGCCGATTCGGCGAAGCGCGACCGCTTGCACGCTTCCAGCAACTTGATACGGAACAGCGCGACGTCGCGCGGCCGTCCGATCGCGATCAGCGCGCGCGCTTCGACTTCCGCCTTCGCGCGGGCCGCGACGCTGGCGGCGGACGTTTCGCCGCGGGCCAGTGCGACGCCCGCGGATTGCGCGAGCCCGGTCGGAGAATGCGCGTCGTCCTGCCGCGCCAGAGCATTCGAGGTACTCATTGGTTATGCCTTGCCTGACTTGAGGGTAACGCGTAGCGTGCGTGCTCCGCGCTGTTTCGTCGTGCGTTGCCGTACCACCGTGCGCCACTCATCGAGCCAGCCGTTCGCGGCGGCAAGGCGTTGGAAGTCCTGCACCGCGCCCGCGGCGTCCAGCTTTTCGCTGTCTTTGTTGTTCTTCCACGTCGCGCCCCAGATCGACCCCTGCAGCACTTCCGCGGATCCCATCGCGTTGCGGATCTGGTTGCCGACTTCGTCGCGCTCGGCTTCCAACGCCTTGACGGCATCGCGCAGCGAATCGAAGCGCGGCCCCAAGGCGTCGAGCGCTGGATCGCCTCGGACGTCGACCGCGATCCCGGCATCGTGGCGCGGATACACGCGCTTGAGATAGTCCGCGTAGCTCTTCGATCCGGTCGGGGCGGGTTGCGTGTCTTCGACCACGTGCTTCTGCCACCACGCGCCCAATAGCTCCACCAATCCATCGCGCCGCGACGGCGTCGACCCAAGGTGATAGCAGCGGTATTCGTCGCCGCCGAACTCCGTCGGCAAGTGCGCGATCTCAGCGCCCAGCACGATCATCTGCACGTGCAACTGTATCGCGTAGTGGATCGGGAACTCGTCCGACCCGTCTTCGCCCCACATCGTTGGGTCAGCCCAGCGCGCGGTCTTCGCGTCGACCGGGATCAGTGACGACCCCAGCGACCCGCGCAGCGCGTCGGGCGAGAATGCGAGGAGCGGGATCTTCTCCGACGCGACCAGCGTGTACGGCAGCGGGCGCGTGAGGGTCACGAGCTCCGTCTCTTCGTACTGATCCAAGACGATGGACTCGCGGCGACGGCCGCGGCGCATCTCGGCGGTTTCGACGAACTCCGCTCCGTCGCGGCCCGTCTTTTCGAGCCACACGTCGACCGCATCGCCATAGGGCGAGAGCCCGAGCACCTTCGCCGCATCCGTCGCGGTGAGGTATTTCTTGCGCTCCGCTAACCACTGGACGCGCCGCTGCTCCGTCGTCTCGTCAGTGCGTGCGCCCGTCACGAGCCTTTGACCGTCCGCCCCATTCGGGCGCGGGTCGGTCGCTTCCGCCGTACTCATCAGGTTGTGCTCCTACTTCGGGGTGAATTACGTCGACGCCTTTTCGTCGACGTCGAACAGCGCCGCGGCGGGTTGCCCCGTCAATTCGGCGATGGCGGCGCGGATCTTCGCGCCGATCTCAGAGTCGCCCTCGGCCCCGGCGGCGATCTTCTGAACCATATTGTAGCTGCACACGGGGCCGTCCTTCTCCACGTGGCGCCAGATGTCCTTAAGGCTCACACGCGACACCGCAAGGGCCGTCGCGATGCGGCGGCGGCGGATCTCGCGCGGCGTGAGTTCGGGTGTTGCTTGGTCGGTGTTATTCATAACCGCAAGGTATTAGGTGATACTCGGAGTGTCAAGGGTTACCAGCCAACGCCGCCCGTGCGTCGGTGATGATCTTCCACGATGCGTCACTGCAGCCCTTGGGCTGTTCTTGACATCCTTCGTACATCGCGCACAGCATTTTCGCGGGCGGCGTGAACGCGTCGACGATCGCGCGCAGTCGCGTCAACTCTTCGACCACGGGCGCCGCGCCGTGCCAGTTGCCCGGCTCACCCGTCGCGCCGCTCACGGCTTGATAGATCTCGGCGATCGTCGCGTTCGCGGTGCGCGCTTCGAGCGCGTGGATCTGTGCCTCTTGCAGAAGCCGTTCGGACAGCGCCCTAGCTTCCGCCACTTCCGCGGCCCACGCGTCGAGCAGTTTTTTCTTCGCGTTGTTGAGCGCTTCCCAGCGATCGGGCGCGTAACTGTGTACGTCCTTAGCGCGGTTCGCGACGGCGTGCGTTAGGATCTCGCGTTTCGATAGTTTGCGCGGCTTGGTCTGTTCAGCCATTGGTCGGGGCCTCTGGTTGTTTGTCTTCACCGTTCCATACGCGCTGTAGCACCTTCTCAGCGCTGACGAAGTGGCCTGTCTTCCGCGCGTGCGCCGACGCTTCGCGCACCGTGCCGAACTCGCGGCCGCACGTCATACATTCGCCGCTTTCGTTCTCGACCCACCACGGCCAGCGCGCGGCCTTCACCCCTTCACCCGCGCACGAAGCGCCAGCAACGCGGCGACGGGGCTCTCGAACGCCTTCCCTCTGTTGCCCGTGAAGTTCCACGCGGAACCGTTCGGCACGTATAGCGGCGTGTAAAGGTCGAGCCCCTGTTCCTCAAGGATCGCCAGCGCTTCGAGAATGTCGGCGGCGACGCCGATCGTTTCCGCGGCCGCTGGTGCGCTGGTCGGATCGACCACGCCATCGCGCACGAGCGCGAGTAGTTCAACGCGCTTCCGCAGTTCCGCGGCGTTCATCGGCGCCCCCGTGACGCGATCCACGCGCCGAATACAATCCCACTCAACACGCCGACGATCGAGATCAGCGACGCCACATTGGAGTCAATGCACCGTGTCATTGCGCGCCCTCATACGTGAGTGATCCGGTGCGAACGTTCGCGCGGAAGCCGTGAAGGCGGAGTTCGTTCGCGAGTAGCGCCAACGCTTGCCGCCGAGTGGGTGGCAACAAAGTTGAGCGCCCGAAGCGCCAATCGACGCCCGTCAGCGAACGAGCGCCCATTAACAGGCCGTAGTAAATCGGACTCCACATCGTTAGCCGATCCGACCAGCTACACCCGTTCACGATGTAGTACCACACTTCGACGGCGGCGAGCACGTCGCGTTCGTGTAGTCGGTTCATTGGTTCCAACCTTGCCAGCGGAGAACACCGTCGGCGACGTCGCGCGCGGTGTGGGCGGCGTACGTGCCGCTGTAAATCGTGAACGCGGCGGTGTTCCGCTCTTCGTCGAACGCCACCAACAACGGGGGTGATGCGACTTCAATCCGACACACGCCAAACGGCAGCGCGATGAGATCACCGTCGCCGCTCCCGCCCACGAGCTCCCACGTTCGTTCGTGGGGCGGCATCGCGCATCGGCAGTTCGGATGATCGGGGATCACGCGATGCCCTCGGCGCGCAAGTAGTCCGCGTGCGTCGTCGTGACTTGGGCGTGCAGCCAATCGCGGGCGCCCTTGCGCGTACCGAATCCGCCCTCGACCAGCGCCGAGCCGCGGAACACGCCGAAAAAGTCGGACGGCTTCCCGTCGCGCCATTCCCGCGCGACGTGGAAGTCCGACACCGTCAGCGGGTACGCGATCACGCGGCCACCTCCAACGTGCAGGTGGTCCGATCGCCGAGGGCGCGATAGACGAGCTCGCAGAAGTCACGCGACGGCGCCGCGGTCAAGCGCAAGCGGCGCACGTTGTTCCAAAAGTCGTTGACGTTGCCCGCTTCGAGATCCGCGATCGCGGCGGCGATCGTCGCGCGCTCTTCCGCCGTGGTCATCCAGTACGACGCGACGGCCGACGTCGCCCGTGCCAATGCCCGCGGCGACGACTCGCGCGAGGTCTGCACATAGCGCGTCGCCGGGCGGTAGATCTCGCCGTCGATCTCAACGAAGTGGGCGCGGTCGTATTCGTACATATCGGTCATCCCGTCGAAGTGCCCCGCCTGAAAGCACGCGACGAACTCATTCACCCGGGCCGCCGTCGGGCCGTCGGTCCACCGCACGTCCACCGACGACACGCCCGACCCGCGGCCGGTCGTCACCGAGAACTTGGTCGCGGGGAAGGTAGCGCGTAACACCTTGCGGATCATCGCTGCCGTGTCCTTGGGGCCGAGGGACTTCGGGGCGGTCGTCGTGGTCGTCGTCATTGTCTGAGCCTTTCCGTTCGGGGTGAGTCCAGCGGTATGGGGTAAACAATACCACCGCCGAGAGTCGGTGTCAAGTGTCACCCGAACGGGTTCGGGCCGATCTGCCCGAACAGAGGGCGGCCCTTGCGGTCCCGCGCCCCGTCCGCTTTGTTTCCGCAGTTCGTCCGACTGTGTCCGCAGATGTCCGCAAAACCCCGAACCCGACCACCCATGTACGGTAAGATTTTCGAGTCGATGTACGACGGCTCCCTCGTCTCTGGCGCCCCGTGGCAAGCCCTCGTGACCTTTCAACAGATGATCGTGCTCGCCGATCGGATGGGCATTCTCGATATGACACCCGAGGCGATTTCGCGCCGCACCGGGATCCCGTTCGAGATCATTTCCGAGGGCATCGTGTGGCTCGAAAAGCCCGACCCGAAGAGCCGATCGAAGAAAGAAGAAGGGCGCCGCATCATCCCGCTAAGTGCTGACAGGGATTGGGGTTGGCGCATCGTGAACCACGAAGAATACCGCAAGCTCCGCAGCCAAGAAGAGCGCCGCGAATACGACGCCGAACGCAAGCGCCGAGAACGCGAAGAGGCGAAGCGAAAGGCCGCCAAATCCGCCGACCCCGAGCCCGATCTGGCCGACGTACCATCCGGTGATGTCACGCCAGCGTCCGAAGATGTCCGCGACATTGTGGACGATAGTGGACGTCCCGAAATGTCCGCAATGTCCAACAATAGCAGTATGCAGTATGCATTAAGCAGGAAGCAAGAACTACAACAACACGCCGACAACACGCGCGAGGTGGCAAGCGTTACCGCTGACGAGCCCGCGATCAAGCTGCACGAGTTCAGCAACCCGGCGGACCACGCGGCGTATGTCCAGCTTCGCGGATCGGCGAAGGTGCCCGCGGCGATCGACGCCGTGATCACCAGGATCCAGACCGGGAGGCACGGCCAGCCCTTCGGCTTGGACACGATCGGGGCCGCGCTGGTCGAACTCAGCGCGAACGGCCAGCCGTTCAACTCCCTGCTGCTTCGGGGTTACTGCCGACGGGTCGACGAAGTAGCTTCTACCACCCGCACCACGGCCCTCGGCGAACCGTCGAACGCGATCACCCGCGGCCGTGAGGCACTCTTCGCCGACCTCGACCCCGTCCCGCCCGATGGCCAGTAACCGCGCCGTAGCGACCGCGATCGCGGCGCTGCACGAAGCCTACCCGACACGCGCCATCACGGGCTCGACGCGCGACGTGTTCGCCATCGCGTTGGCCAACGTGACGGACGAGCAATTAGCGCACGGCACGCGGACGCTGTTGCAAGAGTCGGGGCGGACGTGGTTCCCCGCGCCGGGCGAGATCATCGCCGCGTCGTTACCACCCGACCCCGCGGTCGACGTGTCCGACATCGTGCGCCGCATTGATCGGCTGGGCCACTACGTCCCGACCCGTGGACACATTCCGCCGCGGGTCGACACGGTGCGGAACACGATGGGCGACGCGATCGCCGACGCTTACGCCGACGCCGTGCCCGATCGGGTGTTCAGCGACGACGAGAAGACGCGCCAGATCGCGCTACACCAGTTCGGCAAGGCGCTGGTGGACGCGCGGCGCCGCTATGCGATCGCGGGGATCTTGGCCAAGGCGGACGACGTGGCCCGGATCGCCGCGCCCGCGGCCGAGATCGTCGGCCGCGTGAACGACGTCGCCCGCGCCCTCAGCGCACCGAACAGGCCGCCACACCTACCGACGCGCCGATAATGGCCCCGTGCACCGACCCCGCGATCGCGCCGATCCCCGCGCCAGCGGCGCCGCACAGCGGCAACACGACGAACCGCGCGGCCCGGGCGAGCCACGACCGCGCCGGGGGCTTGGGCTCAAGCACGGGCTCCAAGGCGCTGGCCGTGGTGTCAACTTCCACCACGACCCGACCCGCCGCCGCGGCGACGCTGTCGGCGTGGGCGAGCTCCACCAGCAAGCCCGAGAGCAGATCGCCGACGGGTTTCGGCACGCGATACGCAACCCCCGCGATCACGATATCGGCGGAATCGCGCACAAAGCCCGTCTGCGGCCCGATCGGCACCTCCGGATGGTTCGGGGCCGTTGGTCGGGTCGTTCGTGGCGTGGCGGGGCCGGGAACGGGCCGCACGACCACTTCGGGCCGCGCCTTGCGGAGCGAATCGGCGACGGCGAGCCGTTTCTCGAGTTCGGCCGTCACTTTCCGCAGCCGATCGACCCGGATCCGCGCCGTTTCGATCTGTGCCCGGCGTCCCGCGTCGTCCGCCGTCCGCGCGAGCACCGCGTACCGCTCGATCGCGCCGAAGAACATCGCGCCGACGATCAACACGATCACGACGGACCATCCCGAAAATCTGTTACCCATCTTGGCCTCTGGTGTTTGGTTGTGTGGTGTTAAGTTACACCCCTTGACACCAACGGCAACGGGGGCGATGTGAGTAGCGCGAGCGAACTAGACGACGATTACGGCCTGACCGACGACGACCCGTGTTCCGATCGCGAGGCGCTGTTCGTGGTCGAGTTCTTGGTCGATCTCAACGCGTCGGCGGCGGCACGTCGCGCGGGCTACAGCGCGGCGAACGCTGGCCTGATGGGCTGGAAGCTGACGCAACGGCCGCGCGTGCGACGGGCGATCGACGCGGCGCTCGCCGAACGGGCGAACCGAATCAAGGTCGCCGCGGACGATGTCGTGCTGCGCCTATGGGCGATCGCGACGGCGGATCCGCGCGAGCTCGCCGAGTTCCGCCGCGCATCGTGTCGCTACTGTCACGGCACGGATCACAAATACCAGTACACCCCGCGCGAGGCTGTCGCCGCAGAGTTTGAGTACCAGATCCGCAACGCCAAGAACCGCGCCGCGGTGTTCGATCCGCAGGGCGGCGTTGGCTTCGATCCCCGCAAGCCCCCGCATCCCGACTGCCCCGAATGTTTCGGCCAAGGCGTGCCGACTCAGTTCGTGCACGACGCGTCGACGTACTCCGCCGAAGCGCTGGCGCTGTACGCGGGCGTCAAGGCAACGAAGCACGGCTTCGAAGTGCAGATGCACGACCAGCGCGCCGCATTGGTCGACGTGGGCCGTCACTTGGGGATCTTCACCGATAACCTCAACTTGAGGACGCCCGTCGGCGGGATTAAGGTCTCGGTGACACACGAAGTCGTAGACCCCGGCGCCGACGACGCGTGATCGCCAATACGGCGGCGCTGAATGTCGCGATCACGCGGAAGATCCCGCGCTGGTCGTTGCCGCTCAACGAAGCGGTGCGCGAGTGGAATACACTCCGCCTCATCGGGATCTATGGCGGCCGTGCGGGCGGCAAGTCGCACGAAGTCGCGGCGCGCGTCGTCGAACGGATGGTCGCCGATCCCGACCTGCGCTGTATCTGCATTCGCGAAGTGCAGAAGTCGCTTAAGTACAGCGTAAAGAGTCTGATCGAAGCCAAGATACGCGAGCTCGGCGTCGGGCACTTGTTCACCGTGCTCGACACGGAGATCCGCGCGAACTACGGCAACGGCTTGATTTTGTTTCAGGGTATGCAAGATCACACCGCGGACTCGATCAAGTCGCTTGAGGACTTCCGCTTGTGTTGGGTCGAAGAGGCGCAAACGTTGTCCGCGCGGGCGCTGTCGCTGTTGCTGCCGACGATCCGCGCCGAAGGGTCGCAAATCTGGTTCACGTGGAACCCCGACAGCGATCTCGATCCGGTCGATCGGCTGTTCCGTCAAGAGAAGCCCGACGACGCGCTCGCGCTGAGTGTCAACTACACCGATAACCCGTTCTGCACGTCCGTCGCGCGCAACGAAGCGAAGCGCCTACGCCGGGTCGACCCCGACGCGTTCGCCCACGTGTGGCAAGGTGGGTACAACACGAAGAGCAAGGCGCAAATCCTCTCGGGCAAATGGCGGATCGACGAGTTCACGCCCGGCGAAGATTGGGACGGCCCATACCACGGTGCTGACTTCGGGTTCTCGCAAGATCCGACGACGCTCGTCAAGTGCTGGGTCCACGCAAACACGCTGTACGTGGAGCGCGAGAGCTACGAGATCGGGCTGGAGATCGACGACACGCCCGATCGCTGGCGCGGCGATATCCCGAGCTCTGATCTGTACCGCATTCGCGCCGAGAACGCGCGGCCCGAAACGATCAGCTATTTGCGGCGCCACGGATACAGCGACATCGTGCCCGTGGAGAAGGGCGCGGGCTCCGTCGAGGACGGCCTCGTGTACTTGCGCCAGTTCGACGAGATTGTGGTGCATACGCGCTGTAAGCACGTGGCGGAAGAGTGCCGACTCTACTCCTACAAGGTCGACAAGCGCACGGGGGACATTCTGCGCGACATCGTCGACAAGCACAACCACACGATCGACGCGATCCGCTACGCCATCGAACCGCTGATCAAGCACTATCACAATTTCCTGATTCTGGTGCGGAACTAATGCACACGAAGACAACCCTGCTCTGCGTGCTCAAGCTGGGCAAGCACTATGACGCGACATGGGTCTATGCGCTCCGCCGTGCGCTGCACCGCGTTGCGGGCGATACGATCGGCTTTCGCTGTCTGACCGACTGCGACGCAATCACGCCCGCGCTCGGCGGCGCCCCGCTGCGCGATCCGTCGCTCACGTCGTATTGGTCGCTGATCAACTGGTTTGCGCCCGGGCAGTTCGCCGCGGACGAGCGGGTGATTGCCGTCGGACTGGACACGTTGCTAGTCGGATCGCTGGCCGATCTTGCCGCGTACGACGGGCGCCCCGCTGGGATCCGCGACTTCTTCCGCCCGTCGGTGTTGGCCTCTGGCGTGATGACGTGGCGCGGCGACGAACTGTCGCACATCTACGACGCGTTCCAACGCGACCCCGCGGGGATTCAGAAGCGCTACGGGCGTATGGATCCGTGGCTCCGAACGCAGTTCGCGATCCCCACGTATCTGCAGGACGCGTTCCCCAATCAGCTGTTCAGCTACAAGGCGCACGCGCGCAAGGGGCCGCCGAAGGGCGCGCGCATCGTGTGCTTCCACGGCCGCCCCGCGATCACCGAAACACCCGCAACCGGCTGGGCGCGCCGGGAGTGGGACCGACTCTAACCGGAACCAAGCTATGCAAGAAGGAACCATCGCGACGACAGCGTCCGACACCGTTCGTACTGAGCCAGTCGAACACATCCTCCAGTTCTTCGCGTTCGCTCATCTGCCCCCGCATTTGCAGAAGGTGTCGGCACTGTTCTACAACCTCGCGACCGAGATTGTCGACACGACACCGCGCAACCCCGAGCGCACCGTCGCGCTACGGAAGTTGCTTGAGTCGAAAGACGCGGCCGTACGTGCCGTGATCGCGAAGTAACCACCACCAACCCACAGGCCCGACCCATGGCTCAAATTCTGTACGACCTCTCGATTCACCTTCTGGCGCTGGTCGGGCTGGCGGCGCTGGCCACAGCCGCGGCGTTCCTGATCGCGTCGTCGCCGCATGCGAAGCCCTATCCCAAAGAGGGCACCGCGTTGGACGACGTGCCAGAGTTCCGCGCGCCCGAATACGTGACGACCGACCCGCGGATCGCCGCGGCAATGTTCAACGTTCCCGCGGTGCCATCGGGTGAACGGCTCACGATAGGCGCGGCGCTTGAGCCGATCCGCCACGAACGCGACGAACAACGGATGGCGGAAGCCGACGCGGCATCGTCGAAGATCCCGCGATCACGCGCGCGCCGCACGAAGCCCACCGACGGGGGCGCCGTCTAGTGGCGTACATTCCCGCGTATACGGGCGAGTTCGGGCTCAAGATCCTTCACCACGTTCCGCACGTGTACGCGTTGGGCCGCGGGCACACAATCGAGATCGAAGCGGGCGAAGAGGCGCTGTATCCGCTGGCGGATCGGTGGGACATCATCCCGCGCGTGCCTGAGACCGCCGACAAGTTCCGTCACCATCGCCCCAAGCTGTCGGGGCTCACGAAGCACGCCGAGCGCTTCGTGCCCGTGCCGTTCGTCGCGCAGGACGTCGGCAACCCGTCGATCGTGATCGCGCCGCGGAAGCGCAATTACGTCCCCGCGAAGAACTGGCCACACTTTCAGGCCCTCGTCGACGCGTTCCGGTCGACAGGGTTCGACGTGTTCGCGGGGGGCGTTGCCGACGCATCGGACACCGACCTCGATTGTGACGCGGCGTGGCACTACGACCGGCCATTAGACGCGACGATCGCCGCCATGCACAAAGCGGCGATCGTGGTCGCGCCCTGCTCAGGGCTGGCGCACCTTGCCGTCTTGTGCGGGCGCCCGTTGTTGCTGTTCACCGACGGCGACCGTGTATCGCCCGGGCCGGTGTATACTTCGTCGGGTCGCAAGGTGTCCGACCGCGGTAACCTTCTCAAGTGGACTGACTACTACGTGAAGCCGAATCACACGAACGCCCCGCTCGCCCGCGTCGACGGGTGGCATGACTGGCGTAAGGTCTACCGCGCGGCGCGCGCGCTGGCGTGGGCGGTGTCGGAATGACGGCGCCTAGCTTCGACGCGCTGGCCTCAGTCCGCGCGTGCATTCACGAATCGGCGCCCCCAACGGGACGGCGCGACACGCTGGTCGAAGCGCTGGCCCATCTGTTCTTGCACACCAGCGCGCGGCCCGTGACGCTGTGCGAAGTCGGCACGTCGCGCAAGCGGCACCGCACGATCGAAGACGGCCACGCGACCAAGGCGTTGGCGTGGTATGCACAGGACCACGGGGGCGAACTGGTCGCGATCGACACCGACCCGCTGGCGATCTCATGCGCGCGGCGCCTTGTCCCCGCGGGGAAGCACTTCCGTCTGATCCACGGCAACGCCGAAGAGTACCTCGGGCAGTTCGACGCGATCGACTTGTTGTACTTGGACGGCCCGTCGGAGTCGGTCACACACGGCCGCATGTGGGACGCGCTCACGTGCCGCCCGTTGTTCGTGCTCATTGACGACATCTTCGGCCCCGGCGACGCCGTGCCCGGCGGCGACCCGACCGGCGCCCACGCGAAGCACGTCGCGAACTGGAAAGCGCTCGAGGCGACCGCGCCACAGTGGGCCGTGAAAGGCGAGATCGTAATCCCGAAGGCGTTAGCCAATGGATACGAAATCGTGTTCCATCGCGACCGACAAGTCTTACTGCGCGACACGCGAAGCACGTTCTACACCAATGCGCCGTACCACGACGGCACCGGCGCCGCGCGGGTCGTGCAGCGCCAAGCGCCCCCACGCGTGCGGCGTCCGATCCCACAGCGCCCGACACTCCCACGCGAACGGCACCTCGGGAACCATCACGAAATTCCAAGCGCGCCGGTGGAACGCCCCCCGCTTCCGCGGATCCCCGACGACTTCCGCGCGCCCGGGCCGGTCGATCCGTCGATTGCGCTTATCATCGGCGGCGGCGGTTCCGTGTGGGACGACTTGGGCGAGCTCTATCGCACGTTCGGCCCGTGGCGCGGACTGGTGATCGCGGTGAACGACGTCGGGTGCCACTTGCCGTTCGCGGTCGATCACTGGGTGACGCTGCATGCGGAGAAGATCGACGCGTGGACCAAGGCGCGGCGCGCGAACGGGCATCCCGCGGCCGGTGCGACATGGACGCGCAAGGGCGCCCGGTCGAAGCAAGTTACCCACGTCGTCACGCCATGGGGCGGCGGCGCGTCGGGCTTGCTGGCGGTCGCTGTGGCGCATCACCTCAAGGCCGAGCGCGCCGTGCTGTGTGGCGTGCCCATGACGCGCACCCCGCACTTCGCCCAGAGCGCGGTACACAACGCGGCCGTCGCGTGGAAGGGCTCCGACAGCCATTACCGCGCGTGGACGGCGAACGCACACCGCCTCACGCCGTGGGTGCGGTCGTTCTCGGGCCGCACGCGTGAACTGTTGGGCGCCCCCGATGCGGCGTTTATTGGCGTCGCTCCCGCTGTTCCCTCAAGCCTTGAGCCTCAGAGCCATGACGACACCGACCCCGCTTTCTGATCCGACCGAGGCGCAAGTGCGCGCCGCGAATGTGATCGCCGCACTGTCCGAGGCGATCACGCGCCGCATGTACGCCTCGGGGTTCCAAACGTTCGACGGCAAGCGGGACATCTCGCGCGAAGCGGGTTACCCGCAGCACATCACCACGACCGACTACTGGACCGCGTACCGGCGCGGCGGCGTCGCGGGAACCATCGTCGACAAGTTCGCGGAAACGACGTGGCGCAAGTCGCCCGAAGTGACCGACGCCGACGAAGCGGGCGAGGAGACGCCGTTCTCGAAGGGCTGGAAAGAGATCCGCGACCGGCTGCACGTGTTCCGCGCCATGGAGCAAGCCGACAAGCTGGCGCGCATCGGCCGGTACAGCGTGTTGCTGTTGGGGTTCCGCGCGACCGACGACGAATACCGCCAGCCGGTGCGGCGCATGAGCAACCCCGCGGACTTGCTGTACCTCCAATCGTACGACGAGGGCCGCGTGTCGATCCTCCAGTGGGTGACCGATCCGCGCGACCCCGCGTACGGCTTGCCGCTGGAATACACGCTGCAGACCGCGACGGAATCGGGCGGCTTCTCGGGCGCCGTGCCGTCGATCGTCGCGCACCGGTCGCGCGTGATTCACGTCGCCGAGAACACGCTACGCGATCGCGTGTTCGGTCGTCCCGCACTCGAACGCCCGTGGAACGATCTGATCGACTACCAGAAAATTGCCAGCGGCACCGCCGAGGCGTTCTGGCAACGCGTCGTGGCGGTCATGCAGGGCATCATCGACCCCGAGGCGCAACTCACGGAACCCGAGGTCAAAGCGTACACCGAGGCGCTGCAAGCGCTACAGCACGGGCTCGGTCGCATCGTCGCGCAGAAGGGCGCGAAGCTCGAGAAGCTGATCGAAGATGAACCCGACCCGACCGGCGCGGCGAAGTTGTCGGAGCGGCGTATTGCGGCGGCGACCGACTACCCGGCGCGAATCCTGTTCGGATCGGAGACGGGCGAACGCGCGTCGTCGGAAGACCAGAAGAGCTTCTTCGGATCGGTGGGCGAACGCCAAATCCAATACGCCGAGCCGGTGCTCTTGCGCCCGTTCGTCGATCGGCTGGTCGAGGTGGGCATCTTGCCCGCACCACGGAACGGCAAGTACTCCTGTGTCTGGCCCCCGCTGGCGGCGGAGTCCGAAGACACGGTCGCGAGCGCGAACTTCAAGCGCGCGCAAGCGGCGGCGGCGCTCACGCCCGTCGGCGGCGATCCGTTGGCACTGGTGGAGATCGACGAGAACCGCGACATCTGGCTAGTGCCGCGGAAGCACACCGACCCGTCGCCGTTCGACATTCCCGACCAGCCCGACGACAGCGAAGTCGACCTGACGCCCGCGCCGAACGCGGACGCCGACGCATGACGACCGCGGTTCGCCACGTGTGCAACACCGCGGCAGGGGGGCGTCCGCGCTCTCGCCTGTGGGCGGACGCGGCGCGCGTGGCGAAGCGGTTCGAACCGGCGATCGCGGAGGCGTACCTTGCGGTCGTCGCGAAAATCCGCGCGCGATTCGAAGTCGAAGAACAGATGACCGATCTCCTTCGCACGAAGAACATTCCCAACGTCGTCCTGCCGTATGACGAGTTCTTAGCGCGAACGCTGGCGGACGTGTCGCGCACGTCGGGCGCCGCGTCGGCGAAGACATTGAGCGATGCGCTCGGCGTCGATGTCACGTTCAACGGATCGGATCCGAACGTCGTTTTGTATGCGCGCGATCGGTCGTCCCTGCTGGTCGCGGCAATCAATGACGACGTGCGAACCGCAATCCGTACCACCATGGCACTGGGCGCGGAGCAGGGCATCACCAACGACCAGCTGGCGCGCGCCATTCGGGAGATCGTCGGCGTGGCACCCAACTACGCCGAGGCGCCGTCGCGGCTGGTGCAGGAGATCTTAGACGGCGACGCGGCCGCCGCGACGTCGCGCCGTCTCTCTGGTGTCGACAAAGCGCGGATCCGATCGGCCATCAAGAACGGCACCGCGACCCCCGCCTTCGCGGAAGAAATGCGCGCCAAGTATTCGGCCTCGCTCCGCAATCTGCGCGGGAAGACCATCGCGCGCACCGAATCGCTGGCGGCGTCGCACGAAGGTCAGCGGATCAACTGGCGGCAAGCCATGAAGGCGGGCCAGTTGCCCACCGACGCGCGGCGCGTGTGGATCGTCACGCCCGACGATCGGCTCTCCGAAGAGCACGCCCTGATACCGTCCATGAACCCCAACGGTCGCGGACTGGACGAAGCGTTCGCGACCCCCGAAGGCGCGTTTATGCAACCCCCGACGCGGCCGAACTGCCGGTGCGGCGTTGGGCTCATCTTCCCCGGGCGCCGCGGCGTCCTCTGACCCCAACGCTATGACCCCCCCAGCCCTCCCCCCGCTGTCCGAGGCGTCGCGCCGGTATCTGGCGCGGATCGCGCATCTACTCCGCACGAAGCGCACGGTCACGCTCGAGATCGAGGTGAACGACGGCGGTATCAGGGATTACCGTGAAGTAGTCCGCCTCAAGTCCACCGACCTCGACGAGGCCCCCACAAAAGGGGATGGGTATTGACGAACACCCCCGACGGGGTGTAGATACCACTCCACAGGACGCACCGCACGCCTCGCCCGCGAGATCGTACGGCCCCGACACGATGCCACATCGCTGTCGGGGCCGTTTCGTTTTCCTCTCACTGTTGCCGAATGCCGATCACTTCGCACCGCTTCGCCGTGCACCGCACGGGCGCCGTGACCAACGCGACGCTACAGGGCCGCGACTACAAGGTATTCCCTGCGGTGTTGGTGCAGGAGCAAGTCCTCAACAACAACCTCGGCGCGACGTTCCTTCCCGCCGAAGAGATCGAAGCCAGCGCCGACGCGTGGAACGCGATTCCCGTCGTCGAAAAACATCCGACCATGCGCGGCCGTGCGATCTCCGCCCGCGACCCGCGGATCCTGAACGATCGCGGCGTCGGGATGCTGTTCAACGCGCGCGCCGAAGGCGGCAAGCTGCGCGCCGACGTGTACGTCGAGATCGCGCGACTTGAGGCCTTGCCCGACACCGCGGCGTACATCGCCAACGCTGAGGCGGGCGAATCGGGCGAACTGTCGACGGGGTTCGGCGCGTCGTTGGAAGCGGTCAAGGGCGTGCACAACGGCAAGCCCTACGACTACGTCATGCGCGGCATCATTCCCGACCACTTGGCGTTGTTACCCGGTGAAGTCGGGGCGTGCTCAGTCGGCGACGGCTGCGGACTGGGCGCCAACGCACTCGCCACGAATTGCGGCGGGTCGTGCGGGTGCGGGGGCGCGAAGCCGATCGCGGATCCCGTCGCGAACATGTCCGACAGCGAACGCCACGAAATGTTGTCGACGGCGCTGCGCGCGGCGAATCCAAGCGTTGACCTCTGGATCAACGACGTATTCAGCGAAGAAAGCGAAGTCGTATACAACGTCATGGAAAAGACTGGCGCGCACACGCTGTTCCGCGCGCCGTACACCATCGCCGAAGACGGCGGCGTAACATTCGGCGAGGCGACGACGGTTCGCCGCGTCACCGTCTACGAACCGACCGCGAACGCGGCGGGCAACCACACCCACGAGGGTACAGGCATGAAGAACCGGAACGAGATGATCGCTCACCTCGTCGCGAATGGTGTTCCCGCGGCGACGGCGGAGGCACTAAGCGACGCGCAGCTGGCGGCGCTGAACCCGACGCCGGTTGCGGCGAACGCCGAAGGCGAAGGCGACGGCTGGGAACAGGCGCGCCACTGGCGCCGCAAGTACGACGAACTCGACGCGCTCACGGCGAACGCGCGCAAGTCGGAGAAGGAAGAGCGCACGAAGATGATCGACGATCTTCTGTTCCACAACGCGCGCCACGACTTCCCCGAGGCGGTCATCAAGAGCGCGGACACGCCGACGCTCAAGATGATGCACAACACCGTCATGAAGAACGTCGTCGCGAACTACAGCGGCCGCGGCGGCCCGAACGCGTCGGACCATGGCGGCGACTTCTCATTCGTGAAGCCAATCCTCGGCGGCGCGCGTGGTGAGTCGGCGCTCGACCAGAAGGTGAGCTAACATGACGTACCGGAACGTCATCCTTCTGAACGGCGATGCGCGCGAGGTGCCCGCGATCGCCGACGTGCAGTTGATCCCGGGCATGTTGGTGGAGTGGGACACCGCCGAGCCCGGGCAGGTCAAGCTCCACGCGACCGACGGCGGCAACGTGATCCCCGTCATGTTCGTGCGGGAGAACCGCGAGAACAACGGCAAGGGGATCAGCGACGCGATCGTGATCAACGACAGCTGTACGGTGATCTATCCGCAGCAGGGCGCGGTCGTGAACGCGATCACCGAAGACACGATCACCGTCCGCGGAACGCCGTTGGCATCGTCGGGCAACGGCGTGCTTCGCATCGCGGACCTCGAAGCGGGCGACGTCCCGATCGGGATCTCCGACGGCCCGTCGGTCGCTGAGGGTACGCGACTCCGCGTCCCCGTCCTCATTGGTGCCGCGGCGAATATCGTCGGCGGCGGCTACTCACTCTAAGCCCCGAGAGAACCGAAAATGGCACTCCAAGTTCTGAACGGGCAGAGCCCGATCATCGTCCCGCGGCATCTGGTGCGTAATGGCCAGATCGACCGCGTGTCGATGTACCGCGAACTGGTCGACAACGGCCTTCTTCGCGAAGATGAGACGCGCCAGATCGAAGAGACGCTGACGCGCGTGTCGCGTCGCGACTTGCGCGCGGTCGCGCGACTGCGCGAGGCGGGCATGATCGCGAACCTCAACAACATCGGCGTCACGTCGTACGAGTTCGATCGCGTGACGCCGGTCGGCGAAGCCACTCAGGCGATGTCGATCCTCGCGGCGTTGGGCGATCGCGACCTCGTGCGGTTCGGCCGGTCGTCGATCCCCGTTCCGGTCACGGCGTCGCAGTTCTCGCTCGACATCCGTCACCGTGCCGCGGGTCAGGGCATGGGCCAGCCGGTCGACCTCACCAACCTCGAAGAGCACACGCGGTCGGTGGCGGAGAAGATGGAAGACACGCTGGTGAACGGGTCGACCGACATCGTGTTGAACGGCAACGGCTTGCCGGGCTACACGAACTTCTCGGCGCGTCATCAGGTGTCGTACTCCGACGTGCCGTGGGATGAGATCAGCGGCGACCCCGAGGCGGCGATCACCGACGTTCTCGCCATGCGGACGGCACTCCGCAACGACGGGTTCAGCGGCCCGTACGATCTGTACGTCAGCGCCGACTACGACGGCGTGCTCGACAAGGACTACAAGGCGTTCGGCGACCGCACGTTGCGCGAGCGCTTGCTGTCGATCGACGGCGTGGGACGCATCATCGTGCTGCCGACGTTGGGCGCGCAGCAGGTGCTCATGGTGCAGATGACCCAGTCGGTCGCCGTGTGGGCGTCGGGACAGGACATCACGTCGATCACGTGGGATCAGTACGGCGGCCTCGCGTCGTCGTGGGCGGTGATGAACGTCGGCGCCCCCGCGCTCAAGGTGTCGTATGCGCGCGAACCGCTGTCGATGGGCGTCCTTCCCGTGCTGTCCGAATCCTCGGGCATCGCTCACTTGTCGTAACCCAAGGGGTCACCATGAACGCAATGCAAGAGGCGCGCGCACAGACGGCGCGCGCCATCGAACAGAACCGCACCCTGCCCGTGCAGAAGACCGCGAACGGGCAGAAGTCGTCGGGCAAGGTCTACGAAGTCACCGACGGCTTCAAGTACATCCGCAATGAGGCGAAGGAACTGGTGAAGTTGGGACCGGGCCAGCGCTTCATTGCGACCGAATCGGAGGCGCGCACGAACCGGCGCGGTCGGTCGCCGTTGGACGGCAAGGCGCGCCCGCTGGGCGCCGCTGAACTGTCGGGCGTGCGTAGCGTGATGGGCGCCGACATCGGGCTCCGCGCGATCTTGCCCGAGAACGTCGTGAAGTTCGCGATGTCGAAGGGCTTGAGTGAGACGGACTTCGCGGGGATGACGCCCGAAGGGGACGACGGGCGATTCACGCGCGCGCAAGTCGAAGCGGTCATCACGGCCAAGAAGAACTAGGCCGCCGCGATGATTCAGTATCGGAACGACGGGGCTCCTTTCACGGCGGCGGACGGTCGCCGCATTCAGCGGGGGCAGATCTTCGTGCCCGCGCCGTCTGACCTCGCGCGCCGACGGTACAAACTTCGGGCCGTGGGGCACGTCGCCCACGCGCCCGAAGTCTCGACCCCCATCGCCGCGGCGCCCGTCGTCGCGTTTGAGGGGGTCGACTTCGCATCGGATCGCGCGTACGAACTCGCGCGCGATCACCACATCGACCCGCGGGCATTGCCCCCGGGCGGCGGCTCTGGCGCGGGCGGCGCGTATCGCGTCGCCGACATTCTCACGATCGTACAGCCCGCGCCGCCGTCGATCGACACGTTGGCCGAAGCCCCGCAGGATCTATCGGACGAGGCGCCACCCAATGCGGACTGACACGCTACGCATCAGGCAAGTCCTTGAGACGAGCCTCGACGATAGCCAGTTAAACGCCTTCGCGACCGACGCTTCTGCTTGGGTAACGGCCAACTTGTCGGACGCGGGGCTCGCCAACGTGCAGCTGGAAATGATCGAGCGCTATCTCGCGTGCGCCTTGGCCACGTTCAGGGATCCGCGGCTCGTCGATTCGTCGCTCGCTGACGTGAAAGAGAAAGCGCAACGGGATCCGGTCGTCTCCGAATATCTGACGGCCGCCGCGTCCTTCGATCCGACGAACACGGTTCGCGCCGCGTTTCTTCCCCCGAAGAACGCCTTCCGCGGAATGCTGATCGTTGGGTCGGGCTTCGCACGGGACTAACCCGTGACGCTCTTCACGTCGTCCAACCTCGTCACCGTGACGGCCTATGGCGTCGCGTCGATCGACGGGCAAGGCAAGCCCACCCTCGGCGCGCCGGTGACGCTGCGCGCGCTCTGGCTGGCCTACGCGGGCGGCGGCGGCACGCAATCGGGTGCCGAGAACTTTGTCACGATGCCCGACGGCACGCGCCAGATCGTGCACGCGACCGCGTACGTGCGGCCCGAAGACGCGGAGAGTGTCCCGCCAGTCGGCGGCACGGTCGCGTATGAGGCGCAAGCCTACACGATCCTCGAGCGCAAGCTGGTGCGGCGCATCAACCGCCAAGTCTCCCACGTGCGGCTCCGACTCCAAGTCGCGGGCACGCCGTTGCCGGGGGCCTGACGATGGGCACGCGCCAGAACTTCGCCGCGGCGGCCCGCGATTTGGTGCGGCTGCGCGCCGACTTCGTGCCGTCGCTGGGCGCGGGCGTGCGCCAGATTGCCGAAGAAATCCTGACCGACGTCAAGGCGTCGCGTCCCGGCGCGGGCGTGCCGCGCGATACGGGCGCGCTGGCGGGCTCGGGGCGGGCAGATGGCCCCACGGGTGCCCCGGGCCGTCCGCGCGTCGTGGTGGGCTTTGGCGACACCGCGGCGCCCTATGCGCTCCGCCAGCACGAAGACCTAACGTACCAACACCCGCTCGGCGAGGCGCGCTATCTGGTGCGCGGCGTCGAACGCTGGCAGCCCGACGGGTCGTCCGCGCTCAAGGCATTGGCAGCGCAGTCGCGCGCGATCGTCGCGGCCATTGCGCGCCGGTCCCGTGCGGGCAAGAGGCGGCGCGCGGCCGCGGCGGCGAAGCGGAGGGCGCGGTAATGGGCATCGTGGAAAATGTGCAGAGCTACCTTGGGGAGCTTGCGCTTGTCGACGGGTCGACCGCATGGCCATCCGTGCGCCGCCGTGTGCACGACGAGCAAGGCGACCAGCTGGTGATCATCACCGAAGACGGGGGCCGCACGCCACAGCAGACCGCGCCGGGCGTGTATTCCGACGCGGCAATGGCGGTCGTGGGCGCGCAGGTGCGTGTCCGCGGCGCGGCCTACGACGGCGACGGCGCGTCGGCGAAAGCGCGTGAGATCATCGCCGCGCTGCACGGCGCGTCGGGGCTCATTGGCGACACCGAATACATCGGCGTCGCCGCGGCCACCCCGGAGCCGGTGTTCATCGGCTACGATTCGAAGTACCGACCCGAGTTCACCGTGTCGTTCCGCTTCACGGCGCTGACCAGTGAAGTTCTTCCCACCAGTTCTACCTAACCACAGAGGCTACAGCGATGGCAAAGTTTTGGGCACATGGGACGACCGTCTCATTCGATAGCGTCGCGATCGGCGGTCTGACGTCGATCGGGCTTCCCGAGCCGACGCGCGGGCAGGTCGATGTCACCGACACCAACTCGGGCGCGGTGCGCGAGTTCGTCGCGGGTATGCAGGACGCGGGCGAGCTCACCCTCGAGGGCATCCTCGACTTCACCGACGCGGGACAAGCGGAGTTGCGGACCAACATCGGCGACCCGGACGCGCTCCGCGAAGTGGTGATCACACTCCCGTCGCGCGCGTCGGGCTCGTCCGACGTGATCACCATTCAGTTCGACGCGTTCGTACTCACCGCGCCGGGCGGCACGTTGCCGCTGGTCGACGAGACGGCGCCGACGTTCACCGCGACGCTCAAGGTGAGCGGCGCGATCACGATCAACTAAGGGCGCGTGATGACTGAGCAAGCAACCCCAACGCCGTCGGTCGAAGTGACGATCGGCGGCGCGACGTACGCGCTTCGCTACACGATGGCGGCGACGAACCGCATCGAAGGCACGTACAAGAAGACGGTCCTGCAGCTGGTCAACGAACTGGCGCAAATGTCCACCATGGCGCTGACGGCGCTGGTCTGGGGCGGCATTGTCCACGATCCGCGCGCGAAGGCGCTCACGCCGTCACAGGTCGCCGAGAAGATCGACCTGCGCCAGTTCGGCGATCTGGCCAAGGCGATCACCGAGGCGGTGCTTGCCGCGTACGGATTGCAGACCGAGGCAGAGGGAGACGGCGCGGGAAAAGCGGACGGCGAGAGCTAACACCGCTTGAGTTGTGGGCGAACGCTCTCGCCGCTGGGATCGCTGAGGACACGTATTGGAACGCAACGCCGGTCGAAGTGCTGGCGCTCATGCGGGCGTTCAGCGATCGGCGGCGGGAGGATCACAAGGCGTACGCGTACAACGCGGCGATGATCGCGGCCGCGGTGTATAACGTGCACCGACCGAAGGGGAAGCCCATGTTCACCGCGCACGACTTTTTCAAAGAAGAAACGCGGGTAGTCGAGCCCGAAGACCTCGCCGAAGTACTCAAGGGTTGGGCGGCGAACCATAACCGACGCGGGGGCTTTGTTTCGTGAGCGATCAAGTATTAACGCGGCCCGTCGTCGAGATCCTTGGCGACGACAACGACCTGCAAGCGACGCTCGAACGCGCCGCGGGCACGATGCGCGCCGCTGGCGAACAAATGCAGCGCATCGGTGCGACGTTGTCCGCCGCGCTCACCGTGCCGATCGCCGCCATTGGGTTGGTGTCGACCAAGGCGGCGATTCAATTCGAGTCGTCGTTCGCTGGCATTCGCAAGACGATGGATCTTACCGAGGCGGAGTTCCAACGGCTCTCGGATGCGAACCGCGAACTGTCGCGACAGATCCCCGTCAGCGCGAACGAACTCAACAAGATCGGCGAACTGGCGGGCCAGCTGGGCATTCGCGGCGTCGACAACGTGCTCAAGTTTGAAGACACGATCGCCAAGCTGGCGGTGACTACGGACCTGACTAGCGAACAGGGCGCGCTTGCGTTCGCTCAGATTGCGAACGTGATGCAGTTGCCGCAAAACGAGATCGACCGACTAGGCGCGGTCGTCGTCGGGCTGGGCAACAACTTTGCGACGGTCGAGAGTCAGATCGTGGAGTTCACGAAGCGTATCGCGGGTGCGGGCGCGCTGGCGAATCTCACGGTGGGCTCGGTCGCTGGCATCGGTACCGCGTTCGCGTCGCTGGGTATTGAGGCAGAAGCGGGCGGCACCGCGGTACAGAAGGTGATCGTCGGCATGCTGACGGCGGTGCAGACGGGCGGGAAGGAACTTGAGATCTTCGCGTCGACACTGGGCGTGACGGCGGCGGAGTTCGCCGCGGCATTCCAAGCCGACGCGGGAGAGACGTTCGTCGATTTCGTCGAAGCGCTGGGCACTCAAGGCAACGCGGCGATCGTCACGCTTGAGGCGCTGGGCCTGACGGATCAGCGTTTGACGCGCTCCTTTCTTGCCGCGGCTGGTGCTGGCGACTTGCTCCGCAACGCCATGGCGAAGGGCAATCTCGAGTTCGAAAAGAACACGGCCCTGCAGGACGAAGCGGCGAAGCGGTTCGCGACGTCCGAATCGCGCCTGACAATCCTGCGAAACCGCATTGAGTTCACCGCGGTCACGATCGGCAACGCGCTGGTGCCCATCATGATGCGCCTGTTGGACGTCATGGGGCCGGTGCTGGCGCTGGTTGACGCGCTGGCGGTCGCGTTCGGATCGCTGCCCATGCCGGTGCAGCTGTTCGCCGTGACAGTGGCCTCGTTGCTGGCGGTGCTTGGCCCGGCGCTGTTGTTGCTGGGGTCACTGGCGACGGTGGCGCCCGCGTTCACCGCGGGCTACACGATGATGACCGGCGCGGTCGGTCGTCTGGTAACGGCGCTCACGCTGCAGCGCACCGTCACGCTGGCGGGTGTGATCCCGTCGCTGACGGCGATGCGCGGCGCCATGGCGGGACTGGCGGCCAGCAACGTCGTCAAGTGGGCCTCGGAATGGCTGTGGAATCTTCGCATGATGACGCCCGCGACGTTCGCGCAAGTCGCCGCGACCAGTGCGCTCACGTCCGCAACGGCAGCGCTGCGCGCCGTCGTGGCGTCAATCGTGCCCGCGCTGGCGTTGCTGGTCGGTGCGGTCGCGTTCACCGCGTACCACTGGGACGTCCTGCGCTATCAAGCGGCGCTGGCGTTCGAAGCGGTGAAGCAGATTGTCCTCAGTGGCGTGGGGTTCATTCTGCGGTCGCTTGAGAAGTTGCTCGGGTGGGTGCCCATGGTGGGCGAATCGTTCGTACAGCTGCGGAAAGACTTCGACGCATTTGCGCTGACGTCGGTCGCCAAGGGCAACGAAAACATTCACGCGGCCACGATGGCGCTGTCGGCAGCTGGTGCCGCGGCGGACGGGCTCACCGAAGCGGTCGGGAAGATCCCGCCGATTGTCATTCCCGACGTGCCCGACCTCACGGTGCCAACGCTGAACGTTGGCGGCACGGGCGACGGGGAGAGCAAGGCGGACGCGGTGAAGCAAGCCTTCGAATCGCTGAACGCGACCCTCGGCGCAAACATCACGCTACAGAGCGTGCTCGGCGCCGCGTTCGACAAATCGGAGGCAGACGCGGCGGCGTTGCGAACGGCGATCGACGCGTTGGCGCTTGCTGGTGTCGGCGTGAACGACACGGTCGGGCCACAGCGAACGTCGATTGCCAAGCTGTCGGCGGAGTACACCGCACTGACGACCGCGATTGGAAAGACCGCGGAAACCCAGCGGTACTATCAAGCCATGACGGCCGCGGGCGCGGCAATGACGGAGAAGTTTGCCACGCCCTTAGACGTGCTCAACAATTCGCTATTCGAAATCAATGAGTTGTTCGACTTGGGCGTGATCGGATGGGAGACGTATCAGGCGGCCATGAAGGCAGCATACAAAACCTTCGACGAAGCGCCCGCGCGACTGGCGCCGGTGGGTTCCGCTATGTCGCGCATCGCGCAACAGGGCATCGACGCGTTCGCGGGATTCGCGACCGGCGCCAAGAATGCAATTAGCGACTTCGTGTCGTACGCCCTGCGCGAACTGGCCAAGCTGCTAATCAAGCTGGCGGCGGTGCGCTTGTTGTCGACGATCTTCCCCGGATCGGCGGACTTGATCGGCTCACTCGCTGGCATTTCGAAGCGTGCCGCCGGTGGTCCGGTGCGACCGAACCGCCCGTATTGGGTGGGCGAGCGCGGCCCCGAGTTGATCGTCCCCGCGGCGGCGGGCAACGTCGTCGCCAACCACAACCTCGGCGGCGGCGTGATCGGTCTTGACTTGTCGTCGCTGCCCGAACGGCCGCGCGTGGTGACGCCCGACGCGCTGGCGCTGGACGATTGGTGGCGCACCGCATTCTCTGCGCTGAACCGCGACGCGCAATTTCGGGGGGCGCGCTAATGGCGGGCGCTGCGCTCAGTGGATCCGCGTCGATCTCCTACGCGTCGGTGACGTTCCCGCTTGCTGTCCCGTTGCAAGAGGTTCGCCAAGTGTTCCCGCGCCAGCGCTTCGAGTTCTGGTCCGCGGACGCGCGCACGCGCGAAACCGTGCTGATTGAAGGCGGCGCCGCGGACATCGAAGCGACGATCCGGTGCGACAACGACCCCGAGGGGTTGGTCGCGTTGGTACGCTACGGCTTGGAGAGCAACGGGACGTTCACGTATCAGCGCGTGACCGACGGCGACGCGATCCCGTTCGTGATCGTGAGCGTGATCGGCGCGCAAGAGATCACCCTCGACCGCGACCCCGATCGGTTCGGGTTCGGCGAGTGGATGATTCGTCTTCGCTTGCGCCGCATTGACGGCGGCAACTGGGCGGCGGTGCTATGACGCTAACGGCTGTCACGCGCGACATTCGCGTACGCATCGCCAGCCCCGGCGCACCGGCAGTCGAGGGCTACGTCGCGGTGACGCTGTCCCTTGCGTCGCTGGCAGAGATCCCGATCGTGCACGGCCCGATCGTCGATCCGCTGCGCGGGTCGTCGGAAATGCGGCCCGTGGTGTTCCGCGCCTTGGACGTGTCGGGCGCGCTGTCCGCGGCGTTCGCGTCGGCGGGCCGCTGGTCCTTCGTGGGGCGCCTGTGTGACGTTCAGGCGAACGACGACGGCGCGGGCTGGGTCACGTATGGCGGCGGACGTCTGACGACGTTGGAAGAGGACGACGGCCCGGGCGCGTACCGGTTAGAGATCTCAGACGAATCATGGGTCGCGCGCCGCGGCGGCGTGTTCACCGGCGACAACACGACGTGGCTGTTCCCGTCGACGCCGTCGGCCGCGTGGCGCGGGTGGGTGCGCTTGCTCCCCGCGCGCGGGCGCTTGCTCAACACAAACAACGGCGGCCCCGGCGTTGCAATCGCCAAGGTGGAGATCACCGCGGGCCTTGAGGCGGGCGGACAAGAAGTTACCGCGGCGTTCCGCCGGTTCGCGGAAAACGATCTGGTCGACAACCCCAACCCGACATGGTCTGCCGTCGAGGGCAACTTCAAAACGCTGCGCGTCAACTACGACGGGGAGAGCTACCCGATCGTGTCGTTCGGCGCGACGTTGCCGGGCTTCTCGAATTTCTTGTCGACCCCGCGCGAAGCGGACAAGATTCAGGGCCTCGCCGAAATCCTCACGACGCTGGACGAGCCCACGATCAAACAGGTATCGTTGCCGACGGTCGGGCTTGACGGCGCGGTAACGACGTTCCAATCGGTGCCCACGCCGTACGGCATTGGGCGACTGGTGACCATCACCGCGTGGATCATTGTCCCGCGCGGCACCTTCCCGACCGGCGCCGGTGGGCCGACGTACACCGACGTTCCCGCCTACGTGCACGCGCCGACGGCCGCGCCCACGGCAGAAGCGCCGCTGCATATCGGCATCGCGAACGCGGCGCACCCGTGGGGAACAGAGTTCGGCGGCATTCACCCCGCGACGCTCACGAAGCGGGTCTGGGATGCGCTGGGCGTGCGCTACGACGCGGCGGCAATCACGGCGCTTGAGGCGGATCTGTCGATCCCGTCGCTGTGGCTGCGCGTCACCGCGACGCCCGGAAACGTCGAAGCGTGGATGCAAGACCACGTATGGGCGCCGTGTCTGTTGTCCGCATTCGTCGCGGCGAATGGTGAACGGCGCCTGATCGACCTGCGGATTCCGACGAACGTCGACCCCTTCGCGCTGGTCGAACTCAACGCGTCGAACGCGAACGCGCAGTCGTGGCGACTGGCGGGGCGCGAAGCGATCACCGCAATTCAGTGGCGCTATCTCAACACCGAGCGACCGTTCAGCGGAATCAGTGAGGGCGACGCGGCGCAAGTGTTGGGCGACGGCCTGATCGTCGACGAGAAGGACTGGCCCCTGATCGAAGCGGATTCATCGGCGACGATGGGGACGCGGATCCTTGCGCTGTCGCTCTTCGGCGCGATGGAACCGACGCGGATTGTTGAGCGCACATATCCGCAGGTGCTATTCGGCGGGACGGTGCTGCAGGGCGCCATCGCGCAGATCTCCCGCGACGTGTTCGACCTGTACCGCGATGGCTCAGTCCGCGGGCGGATCGAAGTCGGGCGGTCGACCGCGGATCAGATCGACGAAGGCCAGCTGATCACCATCGACCAGAGCTCGCTCAAGGCGCCGAACCCCGAGACGGGTGCGCGCACGGGGCTGCGCGTGGTGCGCGTGCTGTCGGTGGAGCGGCACCCCGCATACGGCGAAGTCGAATACTTGGACATGGGGCCGTCGGTGCAGCCGTTAGGGCCGCCGTCGGTCGCGCTGTCGCAAGATGGGAGCGACATCACGGTCACCGTAAGCGGGGTCGCTGGCGGCGGCGCGGCGGTGATCGACGCGGCGTTCACCAACGACGACGACCCACCGATCAACTGGCCACTACGGGCAGAGCTTACCGCATCCGGTGAGGTCGTGTTCAGCAACGCGCCGGGCTCGGGGTGGTTCCATGTGCGCGCGAAGAACACCGCGCCGAACCGCATCCGATCGCCCTACGTCGAAGACGCGCTCGAGTTAGAGAATCAGCCCCGCGTGCTCAAGGCAGCGGTGTCGCTGGGGCTGTCGTCGTTCGGCGTGCCGAAGGTGATCGGCACCCTCAACGCGTTCGCGCTCGGCGTGCGGATCCGCGCGGCGGTCGTGCCCGCGAACGAACCCGAGCCCGACGATCTCGAACTCGCCGACCCGTCGGACTTTTCCGCGGCGGCGTTTACCGCGGGCGTCGATCTGGAGGGCATTGTCGGCGTACCGATCACGCAAAAGAATGCGCGCCTCGTCGTCGAGGTGGAACCGTGGTCGGGGTTCGGCAGCGGCACCGTGTCGGGCACCGCTGGCCCGGTGGCCACAGCGTCCACGCCGAAGGTGCTCTTCGAACGCCCATTGGCGCCGACGTGCGAAGTGAAGGTGCTGAACACCTACGTCAGCGAAACCGACGACAAAGGCACCGGCGAAGAAGAGGCGGACGACTGGGGCACGCAAGGCCCACAGGCGCCGATCGCGGTCCCCGACAACGGCGCCGACTACGATCCGCAAGCGCCCGATGTGGTCGACGAAGTGACGACCGACCTTGAGCGTCCGAACATCGCCAGCCGGGACTATCAGGTCACCGTGCGCGATCCCGCGGGATCGGGTGGGCGGCTGTACATCTGGACCAATCGCGACAGCGAACTGAACGCCGATCCGCTGGCCCCGCCCGACGCGGTGATCGACATCGCGGCCACGGATCCGATTGTCGGTGCGGTCGTTGGCCCTGACGACTCGTACGCGCTCTCGCGTGTTCGGATCCCGGCGTCGGGCTACGGCACGAAGCGCATTTACGTGCGCTTCGACTCCGACGCGGGCGCGACGTCGGGCTTCGTGCCGCCCTTCGACAACGGGGCGCGTGACAACGCACGCACGCCCACCGGTCGCGATCGCTGGGACGACTTGGGCAAGGGCGGATTCGATACCGGCTTCTCGGAGAAGATGGCGCTGCTTGAGGAAATGCAGCGCGACTTCTTGGCGGGGTTCATTGGCGAGCGCTATCTCACGCCCGACGAAATCCGCGACAGCGAAGGGCTGTTTACGCTCATGGACGGCGAGGGCCGTGTCATCGAGAACATCGTGCTCGAGAGCACGGTAACCGACGACGGCCTCCGCGAGATCAGCTTGTTCCTTGCGAAGCCCAGCAGCGGCGACCCGGACGACTTGGACGGCGTGAGCGATGGCGCGACGTATCGCCGCGTGATCTCTGTCGACAGCGACGGCCGCGTGACGGTCGATTCGCTGGCGGCTGGGTCCGTTACCGCGTTTGCGATCGACGTCGGTTCCCTCTCAGAGATTTCCGACGGGATGGGAATCTTGGTCAGTGGTCAACTGATCGGCACCGAGGTCATTATCGACCTTGACGCGCAGAGTTCCGAGGCGGTGATCGAACACGATTCGTTTTACCTATTAGCCAACGGCGACGCGGGCTTTGCTGGTGAACTGATCGCGGCGACGGGGACATTCATTGGCGACGTGACGATCGGCGGGAACGCGGGCGTACTGGGCACGATCTTTCTCGACAACTACGGAACGATCGAAAGCGATCGCATCGCGTCCCCGGGAATTGCCGACATTACGTCGCTAGATTTCCTCTTGCCCGGGATGTCTGGCGCACCCGCGGCGACCATCGAAATGACGTCGTCGGCGAACTTGCTGGGCGGTATCTACGAATCATATATCGACATCACCGCGACCGAAGTTCGCCTCTGGGGAACAGTCTTAGTCAACGGATTACCGATCTAACATGCCCAACGATCGAACCGCACTCACGCCAGAACAGCGCGCCCTTGCCGACGGGCTGGCGCGCAACGTCGTCGACGCGTCCGCGCAAGTGAACGCGTCGCGCGCCATGCTCAAGGCGGCGGAGGCAGCGCAGCGTGCCGCGAACGTCGGGCTTGCCGCGTTCTGCGCGGTGATCGCGAACGACTTCACGGGACGCGCCACCTACGACGACAAGCGCGGCGAGGTCGTCGTGCGTGAGACGCCACCACGGGGGACGACCTAATGCGAATGTGCGACGCATGCGGAAAGACGATCGCGGAACACACGCCCGCGCTCATGGTGCAGGTGATCGTCGCGACCGATCCCGCGTCGGGTGTCGACTACTATCCCGACGAGATCGACGGCGAGGTGTCGGACTTTCTGGCGGCGGCGTTCCGCACCACGCCCGGCATTGGCGGCGCACGGCTCACGTATGGCGCGTCGTGCTTCGATGCGCGGGTCACGCCCGACTCTGGCGAAGTGGACCGGCTCAAGACGTGCCGCGCGGTGCGCCGCGTGAAAGATCTGCCCGCGGCGCCCGATCGCCCGTTCACGTTAGGCGACACGCGCGCGCGTCGCATGCTGGCGGAGAATGAAGCGCGACGCGAAGAGCGCGCGGCGCGCATGGCGTCGCGCGCCGAGCGCATGGCGGCGATGCTGGCGCGCGGCAAGGATCGCGGGAAGGATCGCCCCGCGCGTGAGCCCAAGGGGAACCGCTAACCGTGTCGGATTCAGGCGCGCAGCCCTTCTACGACTACCGATCGGTGCTCGGCTACTTCCATTCGGAGTTCGGAAGCGAGGCGATCATCGGCGGCGATCTCTTTGTTGAGCGATCAACGGAAGCCTTCGCGCGTGACGCGCGCGGCGTGTGGCGGCGTGCGTTCCCCGAGACGATGCGGACGGTATGGCGCCCGCTGTACGGCGCGTGGTTGCAACTCATGCAGATCGAGCGCGCGCGGATACAGTTGGTGCGGAACAATCGCAACGTCGCCACGTCGACCATTGGCTGGACCAAAGCGGGCGACGGGGCGGCGACCCTCACCTATCCGCTGGCGACCGACGCGCTCCGCCGTGCCGGGCTGCAGGAGATCGTTCCCCAAGGTCGCGTGTTCCGGTTAGACAATTCCGCGGGATCGACTGAGGCGCGGGTGTACAACTCTGGCCAAGTCGCGCCCCCGGGCGGATCGCCGCACGCGGCCAGCGTGTTCGCCATGGGCACGGGGTCGTTCAACTTGGGGCTCGAGGGCGAAGGCGCGTCGTCGAAGGTCTTCACTCTTGGCCCGACGTTTGCGCGGTACTCCGACATCGACCCCGCGCCCGCGACGGGCTCGCGCTGGTGCATTCGCGTACCCGCGGGAACGGTGGTCGATTTCATCTTGCCACAACTTGAGGCGGGCACGTGGGCGTCGTCACCGATCCCGAACGATGCCCTGTTCAGTTCGACCACCCGCGACGGCGACACGCTGGCGTACCGCGACGCGCCCGACCCAACGCACGGTGTCGGCTTCTACTTCTCGTGCATCTTGAGCGCGGACGCGCTGGCGCTGGTCGGGACGAAGCTTTGGCACGTCGGGTCGACCGACGACCCGCAAGCGTACCTCGAGTTCGCCGAGGGCGGCGATTTGCGGTTTGTGGTCCGCCCCGGCGACAGCGCAGAGTACTCCGCCGTCGTGCCGCTCTATACCGCGACGCGTGAACAGTTCGTCGAAACCTTCGCCTTCTTCCGCGACGACGGCACGATCGGTCTAGCGGCCGCGATCGGTGGCAACGTGTCGACGCTGGCGTACTTGGCGGAAGACAGCGACGGGGCGATTCGGTTCGTCGGGCGCTATGCGGACGCTACGGCGTGGCTCGTCGAGGACAGTTTCGGCGCGCTGCGGATCTCGCCGTACGAACCCGACCCCATCATTCCGATCTACACCGCCGGTGATCCCGTGGCGTTCGGCGATGTGATGCCGTACCCGCCGACAGCGTGGAGCGAGGCGGTCTTCTACGTCGGCATGGGGCCAGAAGAGACGACGCGCACCGGTGCGCTGCCGTTCATCTGGAAACACTTCCGCGGCGATCACATTAACCCCGCGCATATCGACGACACGCCGTCGGCGTCGGGCCTGTTGGCGCAAGCGTTCGGGCTGGCGCTTGGCGCCGGTGGCACCCCCCTCGGAACAGGACGGTCCTCGTAATGGCGCACCTACGCAAGATCGACGCACCGCCGACGGTGATCGACCGGCGCACCGGCGCCGAACGTCCCGCGACGTCGGAAGAACTGGCGCAGCTTGGGCTTGTGCACATTGAGGGCGATGTGTACGACTGCGCGCGCTCACGGTCGCGGGCCTACTTCGGGCGTGTGTTCCGCGGCGACATGCCCAAGGGCGGCCGCATGATCGGGCGCCACGAACGGGGCAACGTGCCTCGGTCGAACTTGTTCCTCGGGGAGCGCGACTAATGCAGACCTATACCGCGGCGGCGCGGCACAATGTGTTCGGCGACGGGGCGCGGCACCGCGGCCCCCCACTGATTCCGATCGTGCTCGTGATCGACAGCGACGGCGCGCGCTTCGCGTTCGCGGACGATGGCGGCGACCTTGCGGCCGTCCTAGATTCTGACGGGGCGCTTGTCTTCGCCGCGCTGCCGAACACTGAACCGAGGGCGCGCTTCGTGCTCTTCGGTGGCCTGATCTCTACCCGCTGACCCATGACCGACTTTTACAAGCGACGGACAGAAGCGGACACGTTCGCGGTCGACTTCACCGCGCGACTGGACACGTCCGAGGCGTTGACCGGCACGCCAACCGTGCGCGTGGCTCGGTCGGTCGGTGGCGTGTGGGACGACGTGTCGACGGAGTTCGAAACCGACGGCACGCTCGACGCGGTTATCGCACTCAAGCAGGTGCAGTTCGGGCTCGGGGTTGCGGCGTCCGCGGACGCGCAAGCGGGTGGGAACTACGTCGTACAAGTGAGCGTGTCGACCGACGCGCTTCGTGTGCTCACTGAGGTCGTGCCGCTCGTCGTCGACGCGTCGGGCGATCCGCTGACTGATTAACGCGAGATCATCCCTATGACTGACTTTCTGGACCGTCCGCTCAAGCTGTTCAATGGCGACCCGTCGATCTTGGACGGCGCGCAACTTCGTCTCGGCTACGACGAAGACAACTACCTCGACTTCGCGGTCGACGCCGAGGGCGACGTCGTGATCACGGGCACGGGCGGCACGCTGTCGCTGCCGTCGATCGTGCTCGCGGCCGAGGCGTTCATCGGCGACGGCGACGGGCTGACGAACCTTGCAGCCGACGCGCTGGCGTCAGGCACGGTGCCACTCGCTCGCATCACTGGGCTTACGAACGATCAGATCGCGGCGGACGCGGCGATCGACGTCACGAAGCTCGCGGCGGGGAGCGCGGGGCAAGTGTTGCGCGTGAACGAGAGCGACGAACCCGAATGGGGCGCGGTCGATCCGCTGTCGATCGTGCCGGGATCCGAAGGGCAGATCCTACAGACGAACGAGAGCGGCGAGGTGGTGTTCGATTCCGTCGAGCACTCGCGCCTCACGGATCGGGACGCGGCCGAATCGCATCCGGTCGAGGCGATCAGCTACCTATCGAACGGCCTCGACAAGTGGATCGATTTCTTCCAGCCAGAGAATGCGCCCGTCGAGTTCCTCGAAGCAATCGGCGTCACGGTTTCAGCGCACTACGATATGGCGCGCAAGGCAATTGTGAGTGGTGGCTTTGTGCAGGGGTGGAATGACAGCCGCGCAGAGACGGACGACGGTCAGGTATATGTGAGCGGCGTGTCGGGCGAGGGTCTGGTCGGTGCATCTGGGCTGACGGATATGGATGCGCTCGCGGGCCTGACAATCGTTCTAGAATTGTGCAGACAAAACGGATCATCGGGGGGACAGGCATATGTAACTCGCGCTTCAAGTTCTAGCCCGACAGGAACGCAGTTGGCTCTAATCGACAATGGCGGCACGAGTGTAGTCGCCTTCATCGGCAACGGCGCGGCTATCTCTCGCGTTGACGGTCTGTTGGGTGTGGCGGGTGGTGTGCGCGCGCGATTGGCGATGCGCTTCGATGGTGCGGCGGGAACCGACGCAACTCGGGTCACCTTCCGACGCTCGACATATGACGCAGTTACAGAGTCGTGGACGGCAGGGGCCGCTCTGACGAGTAGCGTTGTCACTCCCGGCGTTCCTGCGGCACTGATCTCACTTGCAGCTACCACGACTCCAATCGCGATTGGTCGGTATAGCTACAGCACGGGCGGCGCTTTCAACGGGATCATCGGTGGCAACGGCGAAAGCGTTCGCGTTTGGTCAGCGGCATTGACTGACGGCGAAATCGACGCCGAGCTCGCGAGCGACTATGTCGTTCGTTCGAGCGATCTCCTGCTTGGCTATGACTTCAGCGGCGCGACTCCCTATGCGAACAGCGGCTCCGCTGGTGCGGCGGGAGATCTTACGCCCTCCGCGAATCTCGTGCTTGCCTCTGGCGATCGGCGCTATTCTTTTGTCGCGAGTCCCGCAACGAACAACCCATCTTATGATGACACCGGAGTCTATCCCGTGGCCGTGTTCAACGGGACGGATAACTACTTCCGCAATGTGGATTTCGGGAAGCTACCGCAGATCACCGCTGACACGATGATCGCGTGGATTGGTACTGTGCCGGGCCTGCCTGTCGCATCGTATGGTATGGTTTCCTTGTCGCGCGCGGAAAACCTCGGCCTCGTGATGATTCGGCGCAATAACGCGTTCGTAGAAAGCACGGTCGATCTTGCCTCATATGCGGCCGTGGATGCGCCAGAGGCGGGGACGATGGTTGCCTTGTTCTCTCGCCGTGTTAGTGGCGGTAGTGGTACCGCTATCGCAGTTCGCGACGGCCTCGGTACAGAGGCGACCGCAACGGGATCTCCTGTTTCTGGCTCCAACGCTCTAAATCGTTTGACCATTTGCGCTTCAAGAGCGAATGTCGTTTCTCTTTTTACTCCTGCTTCTGTTGCTCAGATCATAGTGATGCGGGGCCTAACCGCAGACAACATTGACGCGGCGCAACGCTTCATCGCTCGTATGGCGGCGGCGCATTGCGGAGCGGTGATTCGCTAATGGCGCTCAACACCCACGAAGCGGCGGCGATGGTGTCGACCGCGATCGCGAGCGCGGTCGGGATGACCGCGCAGGGCGTTCAGGCAGTCGCGGCGGCGTCGCCTGATGTCGTCGCGCTCGGCCCGTCCGTGATCCTCTCCCTCGTGTCGGGCGTACTCGCTGGCGGCGTCTCGTTCGGCTTGCTCAAGGGCCGCGTCGAGAACGCGCAGAAGCGAGCCGACGACTCGCACGCTCGACACGATAAGACCGACGAGAAGATCGACAAGATCCTCGCGCGCGTCAGCGATACCCGCGAGATGGTGGCGGGGCTGGTCGGCGCCGAGAAAGCGAACGAACGGCGCCGCGCAGAGGACGACGAATGAACACGCGCCCCCTGTGGCTTCGCCTGTTCTTCGTCGTGCACGACGACGGCGGGTTAGAGCTCCGCCTAGAGCAGTTCCTGATCTTGCTGCTACTGGTCGTCGGCGGCTACTGGACCCACAAACTTTTGTCCGGGGCGTGGGCGCCGGGCGTCGTCGTGACCGTGGCGTTCTTCTCGGGGATCTTCGCGCTCGCGGCGACGTTCTACCTTGGCGCGATCCCGATCGACAAGGCGCGCGTTGTCGGCGGGTCGCGCCTGCCCGCGGACATCGCGCGCGCGATCGCGTCGTCGATCCCCGACACGCCCGAAGATCGGGAGACGATGGCGCGGCGAAGTGACGACTAAGCCCGCGCCGGTGCCGAACGTGCGGGAATCGCGCGATCCCGCGGGACTGGCGCCCGCGATTCGCCGCGTGTTGCCCGACGTGCTGGCGGCGTGCGCCGCGGGCGGCGTGCCGGTGTTGCTCTTCGAAACGACACGCACGCCTGAACGCGTGGCGTTCCTATACGGCAAGGGCCGCACCGCCGCGCAGCTGATCGCGGCGAAGGTCGATCCCAAGTTCGCGCAGCCCAAGCTCCGCATCGTGACCAAGGCGTACGACTGGCCAAGGTCGTGGCATTCGCACGGGCTGGCGTTCGACCTGATTCACCCGACGAAGTTCTGGACGCCACCAGATCCCGAGCACTACTGGCCCGCGGTGGCTGAGATCGTGAAGCCCTTCGGCTTCGATTGGGGCGGGCTCTGGCCTACGCTACCCGACGTGCCGCACTACCAGTTCGGGGGCGTACCGATCGGGCCAACGCTGGCACTCCGCACGCTGCTAATCACCGAGGGGCGGGAAGCGGTGTGGCGCCGCGTGGGCGCGCTGTAGGGGCGCAAGGCCCTAGGACTAGGCGAACCCCGAGAAACGGCCACAGCGGGGCGCACAGCGCCAGCGCGGCCCGTCTGAACGCACGTCGCCCCCGCGTCCGGTGTTCTGGTGCGCGGGGGCTTCGACCGTGGCGGGGATAGATACCCGCGACTTTGGCGACAAGGGCCAACGTGTTCGCTACACCACACGGCCGAACCACTGGCACCGGAGACGGGAGGGCAGATCTTCGCGCTCGGTTAGGAGGTCTGGAAAGGGGAGCACTCCCCGCCCTTGCTACCCGTCGGGCGCTATTCTGCACCACGCACGAACGGGCAATCTCAACGGCGCCGACCTGCACGGAATCTAGTCGCGGTCGTCCTGTTCGCTGTGATCCGCGTCGAACTGGTCGCGCTCCGCTTGCGTCCAGTCCTCCGCGCCACAGTCGGAGCACGATCCCCATTCGTCCGCCTCGAACGCGCCCGGGTCGCCGCCGTCGTAGCCCCACGAGGGGCCGTAGCTGCGGAACGCGGCGCGCACCGATCCTTCGCATGGGTACGGCTGCCCGTCGTCGTCCTTGAGCACCACGCGCTCCCGCGTCGTGCGGTTCACCCGCGACGCCATGCGCGGGCACGATGCGACGAGCCAGCCCTGTTTGTCAGTTGCCATTAGTGCGTTCCTCTGGTTGCGTGGTAAAGTACATATCGCGGCCCCTCTGGACCACGCGCAGCGGTAGGATCTTTCGCGCATGTGCCAGCGCGACCAGTGCACTACGCGCAGAGGATAGCGACGAATAGTGATGCTCCACCATGGTCAGCGCATCGCGGACGAGAACCGGCTGATCCGTCAGCTTTTCACGCGCGGCGACAAAGCGTGAGATCCGCTCGACCGTGCGCGAGAACGGTGTCGAATAGCCGCCGCCGCGGCTCCCCGCGACCAATGATCCCGATTCGGCTTCGTTCTCTGGAACACAGGCAGCGATGACACGATCGGCGTCGACGACCCGGCGGAATGCTGTTCGCGCGCGGTCGTGCCACTCGAACCGATCGGCGTCAACTTCAATAATTCCGATCCCGAACTCTTTGCACATGTGCAGCACGGCGGTTCCGTACCAACGACGTTTACCGCTTGGAACTGCTACGGTAACGAAGTGAGCCCGTCGACACCACGCAATCGCTTGGTCCAACACGGCAAGCGATAGCGCGGTCTTCATCTCGACGACGTGCACAAGGGTCGCGCCGTTCGGTGTCTCACGCAGCCCGACAGCATCGGCGCGCGCGCCCATGGCAACGACTTCGTGATGCACCCGACAACCAAAGTCGCGCAGGTATCGCGTCACAGCTGGCGCAAGATCTGCCTCAGCCATTGGTCACTCTCTCCCGCGCCTCAGCGCGCCGTACTGCCGTGGGTTTCGGGAACGCGGGGAGCGTCCCGTAATACGCTTTGCGGAACATGATCGCGAAGGCGAACGTCGTCTCGGCGTCGGGGCTCATGCCCTTCGCCAGCTGCGCGCGCGCATCCGCCAGCGCCTCGCGCGACTTCGCGATCATCTTCGGGTCGCCCTTCTTGCTCTTGTAGCCGAACGCGATCACGGCCATCAGCACGGCGCCGAACTCTGCGCGGAAGACCGCGCGGTCGTAGCGGCGGCGGATCATTCGGCCGCCTCTTCGAGCGCAGCCTTGAGCGCGTCGGCGTTGCTCTCGCCCTTAACGACGCGAACACAGATCACGCGGTCGCGATATTCGTAGTCTGCCAGCCAGAGCGAGACGGCCGCATTCATATCGACTTCTCGCAGAACGAAACGGGGCTTCGGATTCTTCGGCGTCATTCGGCAGCCTCACGCGTGGGGCACTCACGGTTCACAGTGAACGGCCCCACTAGTCGACGCTGAATGTTGTGTTGCACACACACCGATACGGGAACGGTCATCGGCAGCGGCATCGGCAGCGTGTACCGCACCCCCGCTCGGAAGCCTTGTCGATCTTTCGCAGTTCCCGCGCGAATCTGTTCTTCGGCTTGCGCCTCAAGCGCGACGACGATCGGGTGCCGACAGTAGCCCGACCCGTTGGGGTGCAGCGTGCCGCTAGCGGTGCGGTTCCACTCAGCAAAGCGGCATCCCGCGCACGTGCTCGGGATCTTCGGGGCAGTCGTCATCTTAGCGTACCTCGTAGATGCCCGCGCATCGGTTATGATCGTTGAGGCTACCCTTCTCGCGTAACCACGCGAGCACTTCGGAGTGTGTGAGATTCGGCGGGATCACGATCTCGGCGCTCGTATTGGTGTCTTTGCCGTTACGGTCAACGGCAATAATTAGAGCAAACATCGAATCGTGCGAAAGGGGTTCCCCCGCAGCGTTGCGCGCCATCTTAGCGGCCCCCCATCTTCGCGACGATCTTCGCGACTTGCGCGACCATCGCGGCATAGGCGGCGATCGTGTCTTCGCTCAAGGTCCACCCCGCGCACTCAATGGCGCCGACTTCGTTCGGGACCGCGGGGTGCGCCATCGACCGGCGGCCGCGCGCGCCGCACATATGCACGGCTTCGCCGTTGAGCGTGATACCGCCCTCGGCTTGCCACTCGCCGCCCTTCCATTGCGTGAGCGTTACCGACCACTGGGTGCCAGCGACCGAGCCCTCGGTCGTAGTCGTGCGTACGCCGTACTTCGTCGCGTTGGTCGTATTCGTTGCCATCTTCGAACCCCTTTCCTGTTGGTTTCGGCGCCCCCCGATTGGGCGCGCTGTTCGTATGGGTGAACAGTAACAGGCGTTACCGCCGGTGTCAAGTACCACCCCAAACGGGATGAGAAAGGGGGCGCCCCGAACCGTCAGGACGCCCCCTCGTTCCACGTGAAACGGGCCTAGAACTCTTCGAGGTGCGGCAAGCGATGGCTACGCGCCGTGCGCTGGCTGTGCAGTCGATCGACCCCCGAAAGGTCGGTGACGTTGACCAGCTTCGCGGTAACGTCGCCGATCTGGTCGTGCGCGAAGTGGAACGCGTCCCACAGGCGGCCGAGTCGTGCTTCCATTACGCGCGTTTCCGCGCGCGCTTGGGCGAGGTCGCGACGGTACCGCTCCCACAATTCGTCATGCTTCTGCCCAAGCCGATCCAAGGCCTCAAGCGCCAAGCGCTCGCGCTCGATGGGGCCGCGCGTCGCGTAGTCGGGCGGCAAGCCGAACCGCGTCGCCGCCTCGGCGTCTGTCGGAACGGCCTTGACGAACTCCGCCCCGCTGGTCGTCGCCGTTGTGCCGTTGATCTGCGTCGGATCCGCTGCCGGGGCCGCGGCCTTCGGCTTGGGCTTCGTCCGCACCCGTTGGCGCGGCGTGCTGCGCTTGCGCGCGGCCGTCTTCGCCTTGGTCTTTCGCTTCGTCATCACTTTACCCTCGGTTCAGTTGCCGCGCGATCGGGGCGCGGCGCCCGTCCTACCAGTGGTCGCGGCTGTCGCTGCGGATCAGCGCGGCGATGCCGATCACGACCGCGAGTGCCGCCAAGATCATTCCTAGCCACCCCATACGACGGCCCCCGCGAGCTCGAGAAATTGCAGCCCGATCACGACGAGCCCGAAGAGCACGCCCCACACGAACGCCTCGGCGACGGTCCAGTAATGCGAACGCCACCACGGCACGCGCAGCCGATACGGTCGCTCACGTTCCAAAGAAGAGATCCCCCTGCGCGCTGGCGTGGGTGAGTCGTGCGCGTGAAATCGCGCAGTATTCGGGCTCGCGTTCAATGCCGACATAGCGCGCGCCCTCAAGGATCGCCGCGACGCCCGTCGATCCCGACCCATTGAACGGATCGAGCACGAGCCCACCCGGGCGCGTGACTAGGCGCACGAGCCAGCGCATCAAATCGACGGGCTTAATGGTGGCGTGAGTATTGGCCACGGGCTTGCGCTTCGCGTCGGGCGTGCCGCCCATATGTTCGCGCGACCACTCATCCTGCGCGAACGTGCCCGGATCCTTGCGCGGGAATCCTTCGAGCCCCTCTTCGCGCTCCGATCGCGTCGCCTTGCCGCTGTAGAAGAATCGCGACGCGTTCGGCGCGATCGTGTCGAGCATCGCCGCGGCGCCTTCGTCGAAGAGCACGTTCGACGGCCAGCGCCCGAGCGCGTTGCGTTCCGCGAATCCCGCTAACGACTTCTCGCCGTCGCTGAATGTGCCGTACGCGTTGCGGTCTGCGTGGCTGTCGCGCCCCTCTCTGTAGGCCGTTGCGGTCTGCGTGGCTGTCGCGCCCCTCTCTGTAGGCCGTTGCGGTCTGCGTGGCTGTCGCGCGATCCTCGTCACTGGCGAACGGGATCCGACACGCGTCGATATT